TAGATACAATATTACCATCGAGTGGCACTAATGTTGCTATTGGAACTGCTAGTGGCACAGTGAGTTTGATTGGAGATAGTAATTTAACTACAAGTGGAAATCTAACAATAGGAGGTAATCTTGGTGTTGGTGGCACATTAACTTACGAAGACGTAACAAATATAGATTCAGTAGGTGTTATAACAGCAAGAGATGGACTTCGTGTTACTGGAATTGCAACTATCAGTGGATCTGTTTCAATTGGAGATTCGATAGTTCATACTGGAGACACGAATACTTCAATAAGGTTCCCTGCTGCTGATACAATTACAGCAGAAACTGCAGGTAGTGAGAGATTAAGGGTAAATTCATCAGGGACATTACTCGTAGGATCTACTTCATATGGTGGTGGTGGAAATGATCCTGCTTTGTATGTAAGCCATAACAGTCTACAAGGAGTGAAATTTCATAAAACTGGTAGTGGTCAATCTTCTTTACAATTAACTTGTGCCTCAGGAACAGGAACAGGACAGGGAAATAATGCTGGATTACAACTCACACAAGAGGGAACTTCTAGTTATATCACTAATCATGATAGTGGGAATATATATGTTGCGATGGGAGGTGTAAGTACAGTTTTACACAGATCAAACGGAACTACAAGACAAAGACAAGCTGTTAGTGGAACAAACACAGCTACATATAATGAAAATAATGCTTGGACTAGTTTTAGTGCTAACAATGCTAGTAATTATGATTATAAATTTATAAATCAAAACTCAAGTCCTGGCGCAAATTACTCTGTTGAAATTTGTGCAGCAGCAGATGTAAATAATACAACTTATAGGCATATAAACTGCACAAAAAATAGTAGTTCATCAGGTATATTTGTTGTTTTTGGAAATGGTAATGTACAAAATGCAAATAATAGTTATGGTCAGACTTCAGATGTAAAATTGAAAGAGAATATTGTTGATGCAAATTCTCAATGGGATGATATTAAAAGTTTGAGAGTAAGAAATTTTAATTTCAAATCTGATTCTGGATTTTCTACTCATACACAAATAGGATTAATTGCACAAGAAACTGAGATTGTATCTGCTGGTTTAGTAGAGAATGTTAATGATGTAGAAGAGGATGAAAATGGAACAAAAACAGAAACGGGTTCAGTTACAAAACAAGTAAAATATTCTGTTCTTTATATGAAATCAGTTAAAGCACTTCAAGAGGCACAGGCAAGAATTGAAACTCTTGAAGCAAAGGTTGCTGCCCTAGAAGGTTCATAAATAGTCAAAAAGAATGAGTATACTGAACGTCAATAAAATTAATCCAGTCGGTGGTGGTTCTACAATAACCATCGCTGGAATTGCGAGTGTCACAAGTTCTGCAACTGCTCACAGGTTGGTGGCTTCTCTAACTAGTAATCTAACTGGTAATGTGACTACTAATGTCACTGCAACAAGTTTAAGTGGCAACCCTTCAATTAATACTACTGGTATTATAACTGCAACTCCATTGGTACCGGTACAACTCTAACTCGAGTTGATAAAACTATGCAAGTGGCGCAATACGATCTAACAAGTTCTTTACAAACAGATTCAAATATTTTAGAAATATTACAAGTGAATAACAATAACACCGAATCAGGCAAACAATAAAATTTTACAAAAGGCAAAAATTAATTCAGAGTATGAGGCGCAAAAAATGCTCTAAAACTAATTTAGACAAGTTACTTAGCATACAACGTAGGTGATAAAAAAGCATATCATTTTATGGAAAATCTTATAACGGTAATTTATGGTATCCAATAGAGATCAAACTCTAGATTCTCCAAACACCACAACTGCTAACACTTAAAAAGTGCAAGCTAAAACAGATAGTGGTAATAATAATGATCAGGATTAATATGGACTCTGGCAAGGAGCAAGTAGATTAATTGCTATGCAGATGCAAGATATGAATTTTGACGCAACAATTAAAATACAAACAATAATAACTTTATCACAAGAGTTAATTATGGTTTAGACAAAGATGGAAATAAAGTTTCAATAGTTCAATCAAAAGAAGATGCAGCTAGGACAACAGTAAATACTGAGGCGGCAAGAGTTCTTTATAAATCTCAAAGAAAGGCAAAGTACCCTGATAGGGATGTACAATTAGATATATCTATCATGGAATTGATGGAAAACTGATATGTAGATCCAGTTAAATCTAAGTATCCAAAACTATAAATAAAATATGTCAACACTTAGAGCCAACATCATTGATTCTCACTCCACTTCAACGGAGTTTAAGGAAACCATTACTGCTAATGGTGATAATCAGTGGTTAGATACTTATGGTGTAATCAAAGCAAATCGTGATACGATTGCTGAAAGTATTACCATTCCCTCTGGAACGAATGGTCTTTCATCAGGTCCAGTAACGATTGCAGACGGACACACGATCACAGTCAATGGTGAGTGGGCAATCGTATGGACAAAAATAGTTGTCAATTACAATACGTTCACAGACAGGAGTTACTTCTGTCACTTTCCACGATACAGTCACTGCAAATGGTAAGAAGCAATGGTTAGATCGTTTTGGAATTATCAAAGCAAACAGCACAGAAATTAATGAAAATGTTACTATCCCATCAGGAACAAACGGACTCACTGTTGGCACTGTCAAAGTGGGTGCAGGATATTCTGTCACAGTTCAGGGTAACTGGAGGGTGGTATGACAAGTAAGATAGTTGTTAATAATATCGAAGCAGATGCTGGTGTAAGTACAGTTACTTTTAACTCTAATATTGTTCGAGGTGATTCTAATTTACATAGCACTGGTTTAGCATTAGGTGCTGGTTCAACAATTGGAGCAGTTACAGGAGTCACTACTTATTATGGTGATGGATCAAACTTAACTGGTATTGACGCAACATCTATCAAAAATGGTAATGATGTGAAGATACAGGCAAATGCATCTGGTGCAGATGTAACTGGAATATTAACTGTTACTAAAAATGCAGATGCAAAAACAGTATTAAAAGGAGATTCAGTAGGAATTGGAACTACAACCACGACAGGAAGAAATGCAGGTGTTTCAACTACAACTGGAACTTTAATTTTTAATTCAACTTCTGGAGAACTTCAAGTTTATAATGGAAGAGGATGGGATGTTTGTTCAAATATATTTTCTGCTACTGGTGGTAATACAACTTACACTCAGGGTAATTATAAAGTACATGTATTTACATCAAATGGTGATTTTGTAGCTAATGGAGTAGGTCAAGTAGATTCACTTGTAGTAGCTGGTGGAGGTGGTGGAGGTGCAACTTCTAGACCTAACCATAATGGTGCATGGGCTGGTGGTGGAGGAGCTGGAGGAGTTCTCTATACAGAAAATATTCCATTAAGTGGTGGTTCCCATCCTGTGGTTATTGGTGCAGGTGGTGGTATAGGATCAAATGGTGTAAACTCATCTGCATTGGGTTATACTGCGATTGGTGGTGGACGAGGTGGTGGATCTCCTTATCCCTCACCTGGAAATGGAGGTGCTGCTGGTGGATCTGGTGGTGGAGGACTTGGAGACAATGCTCCATCTTCATCTAGAGCTGCTGGTGCAGGTACTGCTGGTCAAGGGTAATCCAGGTGGTGTTGGTATTGATCCTGGTGGTGGTCCTGATAACTACGAACAAGGTGGTGGAGGCGGTGGAGCTGGTGAAGCTGGCAACACTGATGCAAATGGATTTGGAGGAGATGGAAGAGATATGTCTGCAGAATTTGGAACCACATATGGTGAAAGTGGAGTCTTCGGTGGTGGAGGAGCTGGTGGTGCAGGAACTTCTGGTAGCTCATACAACGAAGGTGGACTTGGTGGAGGTGGTGACTCTGGTGCACGGACATACAGGTCAACCAGGCATCTCAAGCAGGAGCTACAAACACTGGTGGTGGCGGTGGTGCTGGTGGTAATCAACCTGGTGCTGGAGGACAACCTGGTGGTCCAGGAATTGTTCTTATTAGGTACTTAGTTAACTAAAAATCATGTCTTATTTCGCAAAACTAGATTCGGATAATATAGTTATCAAAGTAATGGTATCTGATTCAGATTACTTGAATAATAAATTTGTTGATGATAGTCCTGGTTTTTGGATTGAAACTTCTGATACTGGTGCTTTTCGTGGAAACTTTGCAGGTATAGGTTATACTTATATGAAAGATGTTGCCACACTTGGTGTTGGTTCAACTGATATTTTTATAAACCAACAACCTTATCCTTCTTGGAATATTGGAGTTAACACTGCACGATGGTATCCTCCTGTGTCATTAGCATCAACAGTAACTATTGATGATGCTAAAGATTATTATTGGGATGAATCATCAACCTCCTTGGAAAAAAGAGTAATAAATAACTAAATGACGTTCACCAAAGTCGCACCAGCAGGAATAGGAACAGAACCAGGTACTTCGATACTGATTGGTGATTCTTTACTGCACTCAACTGGTATTGATATTGGAAGTAATACTGGTATCGGTGTCACAATCAGAAAACATGGTGATGCAACATTTACAGGTATTGTAACTGCAGCATCATTTTCAGGAAGTGGTGTAAACTTAACAGGTGTTGCTTCAACAGATAATATAAACACATCTACCACCGCAAACTTTACAGATGGTATTCAAGTTGGTGGTGCAACAACTTTAACTGGTGCACTAACAGGTACAACTGGCACATTTAGTTGGCAACGTATCAATCGGTGGTACATTAACTTATGAAGACGTAACAAATATAGATTCAGTTGGTATTATAACAGCAAGAGATGGACTTCGTGTTACTGGGATCGCAACTATCAGTGGTGATGTACTGATCGGCACAACAAATACTACAACGATAGGTACAGTTAATAAAAATTTAGTTGTTGGATCAACAACAAACAATGATGAGGTAGGTCTAACTTTAAATGTTATGGAGGGAGTGAATGGAAGAAGAGTTAAGTTCTTTCTCGATGATGATGATGGTGTATTTGGTGTAGATTCTACTGCTTCAACAGGTGTTTCTCCATTCGTAGTTAGAATAGCAACAACTGAAAGACTTCGCATCACATCAGATGGTAAAATTGGAGTTAATAATAATAATCCATCATATACTCTAGATGTAAATGGTGACAATGGTGGTGGTTTTACAGCGACAACTAATAGTACTGCTGGACAATTATCAGTAGTAGGTAAAAATAGTGCTGGAAATGTATCTGCTATTTCTCGTATAAAATCACATCCAAGCGGAAGTGGTAATACATCATATATGACATTTGAAACACGAAATAGTTCATCTGCAATGGTTGAAAGACTTCGCATCGACTCAGATGGATATGTAACAAAACCAAATCAACCTTCATTCCACGCTAGAAGAGTTAATAACGCTAGTTCCACAACAAACCCCTTAGTATTTGATTCTGTACATCATAACAATGGCAGCCATTACAAAAGTTCTGGAACTGATCAAGGTAAATTTGTTGCACCAGTATCTGGTGTTTATCTCTTCTACTGGACAGCAATTAAAACCAATAATGGTTCTGTATGTAGATTATACATTAATGTAGATGGTTCCCATATTTACAGTAATATGCATCTTAGATTGCAAGAACAGGGAACATATTCAAATGGATCTATGCAGGCTATCGTAAATTTAAATGCTGGTCAAAAAGTTCATATATCTTTAGAAGCTGGTGACACACATGGAAATGAGTATACTCACTTTGGTGGTTATCTTATACACTAAATAACTAAAAATATGACTACTGGTTGGGTATTATTGACATAGCAAGCATTTTACTATATAATGTTTTTGTATGAAAAAATTTTATGGCGTATCAAAGTATTTGGTATTTTACTAATTTACCTGAAGATGTAGTTGAAATATTAGATAAAGATTTATATAATAATTTTGATCATCAAATGCAAGACTCTAAACTTCATGGAGATGCATTGAATAAAGATAAAAGAAATTCTAAAAATACTTGGATTTCAACTGATCACTGGATATCTGGATTTTTATGGCATTATGTTCAAAAAGCAAATAGAGATAATTTTCTATATGATTTAAGTTATATTGATGGTGAGAGTATGCAATATACTCGATATGGTGAGGGAGAATATTATAATTGGCATAATGATTCAAGCATAGCAGTTCATTATAAACCACAAGCACTGGGTATATCAGGTGGTAATACTGTTAATAATGAGAAAGTACATATTGATTATTTAAATAAAAGTACCGAATTGGTGAGAAAATTATCATTCACACTTCAGTTATCAGATCCGAATGATTATGAGGGTGGGAATGTACAATTAATGAATGATGCAGGTCAAAGTTATATTGCTCCAAGAAAAAGAGGAACAATCATATTATTTGATGCAAGGACACAACATAGAGTTAATAAAGTTACAAAAGGAACTCGTAGATCAATTGTTGGGTGGGTTGTAGGACCTAGGTGGAAATGAATATAGAAAAAGTCGTTAGAAGTGAATATGAAAATCATGGAACCTCTTGGACTCGAAATGAGTTTTTTGATACAAACGGTTACTTAATTATAAAAAATTTATGTGATCCAGAAAAATTATTTCACTCAGTTCCAAAGAAAGAGGACTATTTAATTGGAAAGATAGTGATAAACTTGATAAATTTACATATGAAGAGGTTGAAACTCAAGTAAATGGATCTGTAGCAAGATATTGGCATCCACAATATCGGAAAATTCATTCAGAAATTCGTTTAATTCTTGAACAGGCTATCGGACGTAAATTATATAACACATATTATTATGATAGATTTTATTTTCCTGGTCAACCATTAATAAAGCATACTGATCGTCCCTCTTGTGAAATATCAGTTACAATTCATATTGGTACAAACATTAAAGAATCATGGCCGATATGGAAAAAACACCAGATACCTTTGAAGATAGCACTATGAAAACTTTAATAGCAAGTGGTGAAAATAGATCTGTTCATCTTGAGGCAGGAGATGGTATGGTCTATAAGGGATGTGAAAGACCACACTGGAGAGACCCTATGCCAGGTTTACTGGAAACATCATTAGAAAGAGCAAAAGGTAATCAAGATTTTTCTTTGTATTATCATCAAATATTTTTTCATTATGTTTTACAGGATGGACAAAGAGCACATCATGCATGGGATATGGCTAAATGAAGTTTCCTTTATTTGAATATCCATCCTTTAGATATGAGTTGGATGATTGGGATTTTAAAAAAAAATCACTTCTTAGTAGAATTAATAAACAAAAATTTATAAGAACTGATATGCAACATTTTGAGACAGATCGACAAACTCATAAAAATTCTTATTTAAATTTTTTAGTTGATTTACTACTTCCAACTTTAGGGACATTTTGTAAGGAAGCTGAAGTATCATGTAAAATGACCGATGCTTGGTGTGTTCGATATCAAAAGGGCGATTATCAAATCATTCATAATCATCGTGCGTGGGGATTTAGTGGTATTTTGTATGTTGATTATGATCCAGATGTACATACTCCCACAACTTTCATGGCTCCTTGGCAAGATCCTAGAACTGATACGACCTTGCTAATGACAAATCCTCCTTAGTCGTAAATGAGGGAATGTGATCTTTATTACTCCATCTTATACTCATCACTATGTTGAACCTAATCATAGTTGATAAGATTAGGACAGTAATCTCTTTTGATTTACTGCCTCAATAATATAATACCTAAATATAATTACCTACATCAGAACTTGCGTGGTATTTTAGCAAGGAGATTATAGGGGAAGAGTTTTTACACCAAGATGGACGATATCCAAAAAGAACTTAAAGATGTGCAAAAGAAGATAGATGATATTGAAAAGAAAGCAAGAAATGTTAAAACGGATACAAGAATTAGACCGTTTACGTGAGGAAAAGCAAGCAAAACGACCTACTGGACATTCTTATGAAAAGTGATATACTAGATAATAAAAAGAAATCCACCATGATAAGGCAATTAATTACAGAGTTTCCTTTGACTGATGTTCCTGTAGAAAGATCTGTCACTGAGGAAAAAATTCGCAAGTATACTTACTCGAAAGATGAAGTAGATGTGCTAATTGCTGCTGCAGTTAAAGAAGCAGTTGATGAAGCAGTCAAGATTGATGAAGCATCAATGGCAAAGCATAATCGTGATGCAACTGTCCTAAGTATGATTCTTGGATTCACTACACTTGCATTATTTGTTGACGGTTTGTTAAGAGTGTTGGGTATTATTCCACCATTTATGGATTTAGATGTTAATATATTAGAAAGGATTGCTGATCGAGTTGAAGTCGATGTGATTGATAAAATCAAACAAGTTCCTATACAAAAATTATTTCATCGATAATGAATGACGTTACAGTTTTAATATTTCTGGTATGCTTCGTCGCAGTATTCGGAGCAACCTTTGCTTTTATGTGGAGAATGATGGGATCTACATTATCAACATTTGAATAAGACATCAGTTAATTCTTATGGTGATGCGATGAAAGCATATAAGATGCCAGCACCACACCCAGAGATGGAGGGTATACAGTATGGTGAAGAGTTATTAGTATTTCAATCCAGAAGAAGAAGATGATGATGACGATGATGGTGATATTGTAGTAAGAGCTTGACAGAGAAACGATAAGAACTTATAATACGGAGGTAAACCGACATAGAGTAATGACACTCACCTCTAAATTCAAAAAAGACATAGGCACTCTCCGTGCAGCAGCAAACAAAGAAATATTTTTGGATGTCAAGTATCCAAAGTTATTTAAGAAAGTAAAAAGATATTACGAAGGATTACAATATATTGATTTAAAGGGTGAAGACCCTGACGCAGACTATAATGCTGTGATAGAATGTATTATAGAGGACTTAAACCAATGATTGAAGTACTAATACAGAATGAACCATACAGGTATGTTAAGATGCCTGATCCATTAGAGAATGGTCAACCTGACTATCGTATTCAGAAATGGAACAACCACAATGGGTACAAGGATATGTACCTCTGTGACAACTATATGCAGTTTCAAACTGCCATAGATGACTTTGAGTATACAAAGTGGTTAGATCCTGCTGGCGTGCCTTGTTATGTGTGTGATAAATAAATCAGAGTTTATTAATAAACATGGCATACAAAAGCACAGGAACAGCAGGTAAGTCTGCAAGTGGAGCATCAATGTCTAAGTATGATGTTGAAGTTGAAGCACGTTTACAAGCTTTAGAAAAGCAAACACATCCAGTTCCTACAGGAGCAACACAAAAAAAAGTTGACGATAGATTAGCAGCACTAGAAGCAGCAATTCACACACATGATGGTGGAACATCAGATGCAACACTTGAAGATAAGGTAGAGAAAATCACAAAGTGGTTGCAAGATAATACATCTTACTACGGACATTAATTATAATCTTTTGTAATGAGAAAGTTTGAATTTAGACCTTGGGGATGGTACATTACTCTTGATGAGGGTATCAACTATAAGGTTAAGAAGATACATTTAAATCCAAATACAAAACTATCACTACAATATCATCATCATCGTGATGAACATTGGACAGTGGTGGAGGGTTCTGGTAAAGCGATCGTAAATAAAAACGTTTTTATTATGAATGATGGTGATGATATGTTTATTGCAAAAAAGGCAGTGCATCGTATGGAAGCAAGTCCAGATGGTGTAACTTTTGTAGAAGTGCAGAGGGGAAGTGTGATGAGGAAGATATTGTAAGACTACAAGATGATTATGGTAGAGTTGACAAACAAGCTTAATTTTCTTATACTAAATATATTGATCGACTATTCCTATAGGATATGAGAGAGTACAAAAAAACCGCACTTGTTCTTGGTGCAGGTGGATTTATTGGCAGTCATATGGTAAAACGACTGCGTAAAGAAGGATATTGGGTAAGAGGTGTAGACCTAAAATACCCTGAGTTTTCTAAGACAGAAGCAAATGAATTTGTTTGTATGGATCTTAGAGATGTAGAAGTTGTCCGTAGAGTCATTCGTTTCGGTGGATATACTGGTAACTTTTATTCACAGATTGTAGATAAGTTCTTAGAACCATTTGATGAAATATATCAGTTTGCTGCTGATATGGGTGGTGCAGGATTTATATTTACAGGAGAGAATGATGCAGACATCATGCATAACTCTGCTTCAATTAATTTGAATCTGTTAGAAGAACAAAAGAAATGGAATAAAGATAAGAAGACAAATCATACAAAGATATTCTATAGTAGTTCTGCGTGTATGTACCCAGAACACAACCAACTAGACCCTAACAACCCTGATTGTCGTGAAAATTCTGCGTACCCTGCTAACCCTGATTCCGAATATGGATGGGAAAAACTTTTCTCAGAGAGGTTATATCTCACTTATAATCGTAATTACGGTATCCCTGTTAGGGTTGCTCGTTACCATAACATCTTCGGACCAGAAGGAACGTGGGATGGAGGCAGAGAGAAAGCTCCAGCAGCAATCTGTCGCAAAGTGGCTCAACTCTCGCAGAATGGTGGAACCATCGAGGTGTGGGGAGATGGCTTACAAACTCGTTCCTTCCTGTTCATTGATGAATGCATCGAAGCAACTTGGAGATTAATGCAGTCAGACTTCTTAGGACCTGTTAATATCGGTTCAGAGGAGATGGTTACAATTAATCAGTTAGTTGAAACTGCTGCAAAGGTTGCGAACAAGAAAGTAGAGAAGAATCATATACTTGATGCTCCTCTTGGTGTTCGTGGTCGTAACTCGAACAACGATCTCGTTAGAGAAAAACTTGGTTGGGATTATTCTCAATCATTAGAAGATGGAATCCGCAAAACATATGAGTGGATTTGTCTGCAATTATACAGCATAGAGAAAGAATCTATGCTACAATCAGAAGAAGAACTTGAATTATTAGCCTCTGGATAAAATGACACGTATTGACAGTTATGAAGATCTAACAGAAAAGATTGTTAGATGGTTAAAGGATTACTACTATGAACATAGTATTGATGGATTTGTAGTAGGAGTATCAGGTGGAATTGATTCTGCTGTTGTCTCCTCACTATGTGCAAGAACAGGACTACCCACTTATGTTGTGTGTATGCCTCTTGATTCTAAATTTGAAAACTCAAAACTTTCTGATGTCCATTCAAAAACATTAGCAGAAAAGTATGATAATGTTAGAAGAATTGAAATAGAACTTTCAAGTGTATATGAAGGTTTCTTAAAGTCAGTTGAGTGGTGGTCTGAAGCACAAAATTACAACAAAAGAGAATTTACTGCAAGTGCACATGCAAATGCGAATACAAAATCACGTATACGTATGGTAACTCTTTATCAGATCGCAGGATCAGTTGGTGGTATAGTGGTTGGAACAGGTAACAAAGTGGAGGATTATGGAGTCGGTTTTTATACTAAGTATGGTGACGGTGGTGTTGATATCGCCCCTATTGCTGACCTTTATAAAACGGAAGTCTGGGAACTAGGTGAATACTTAGAAGTTGACCAACGTATTGTTGATGCAACACCGACTGATGGTTTATGGGATGATTCAAGATCAGATGAATCACAGTTAGGTGCGTCTTATGAACAACTTGAAGAAGCAATGGAGACAGGTTCAGGACCTGGTGTTGAAGTTTTAAATAAATTTAACACATTAAACAAACATAAAATGGAGCCTATCCCTACATTTAAACTATGAAAATTGGATTAATTGGAGCAGGTAGATTAGGAATCTGCCTTGCTCTATTGATTGAAAAAGCAGGATATCAAGTCCTTGCCTCCGACAATCGTGTAGATTATATTAAAGATTTACAGAAAGGTATTATTGATACTGCTGAACCAGAAGTTCAACAGTATCTTTCTAATGCAAAAAATATTGAATTTACCACTGATAATATCAGAGTCATCGCAGAGTGTGATATTATATTCACTCTTGTTGCCACACCTTCATTAGAAGATGGTAGCTATGATGTAAGTGCAGTATGGAAAGTTATAGATGACTTTAAAAATATTCCTATATTATTAAATGAAAAATCACTTGTAGTTGGATGTACCACAAATCCTGGTGACTGTAATGATTTTGAAAACGCACTTAAAGATACTGGTATAGATGTATTCTATAACCCAGAGTTTATTGCACAAGGATCTATTATAACAGACTTACAAAATGCTGATATGGTATTGATTGGTGGTGATGGAAATCATAAATCTGAATTGAGCCAGATGTATGAAAAAATACAGATGGGTTATATTAGTCCTTCTTTATATTTTATGAGTACTAAGGCAGCAGAAGTTACAAAGATTGCTCTTAATTGTTTTCTTACTACTAAGATTAGTTATGCAAATATGTTAGGACAAGTTCTTACAATGTCTGGTATGGAAGATGAGATTGATAATGTATTAAATTCAATTGGTTCTGATAGAAGAGTTGGTAAGAAATATTTAAAATATGGTTTTGGATTTGGTGGTCCTTGTTTTCCAAGAGACAATCGTGCATTCGCATCATATGCTAGTAAGGTTGGTGTAGATCATAATATAGGGCACGTAACTGATGCTTTTAATGAAGAGCATGCAACATTTTTGAAAGAATATTTTATCTATAAAAATAAAAAGAAGATGCCATTCTTCTTTGATTATTTGACATACAAACCAAGGACTGATATTCTTACAGAGAGTCAACAATATCGACTATGTTTAGATCTTCTGAATGAAGGATATATAGTTTATTGTGGTGATTCTTCACTTAAAGATAGATGTGATTCAAGAATACTTTATGAGAACCCAACTGAACAGGTCTTTGAAATTAAATTATGATCGGATATAATAGATTAGGTATTAATGGAAGATTTGGTAATCAACTCTTCCAATATGCATCTTTGCGTGGTATAGCTGCAAAGCATGGTTATGATTTTTGTATTCCACCTGATGGAACACGAACAGCAAACTACGGAATGCATGACCCATTTAAGTTGCATCATTTAAAACATATTGATGAGGTTCCTTATAAGACAAGGTGGGAGTCTCATTTTCATTTTGATGAAGATTTATTTAATACCTGTGAGGACAACACTAATATAGATGGATACTTGCAGAGTGAAAAATATTTTAAGCATATAGAAAAAGAAATTAGAGAAGACTTTGAATTTGTAGATGATATACGGGAACCATGTTTAGAATTTACATGCTTACATGATAAACTTATATTCTTACATGTTCGTCGTGGAGATAATATAGGAAGAGAGCATTTACATCCTGTTCCTACATTTGATTATTATGAGAAAGCACTAGAACATTTTGATTCTGATTCAAAAGTCTTAGTTGTCAGTGATGATATTGAATGGTGTAAGAAGCAGGAATTTTTTGAAGATGAAAGATTCTTCATTAATGAAGAAGTGGAGCAATATAATCATGAATGTATGGAGGGAGATGGAAAATATCGTAAATCATTTATACCATATGTTGACTTATGCTTGATGAGTCAGTGTAATGGTGCTATAATATCACCAAGCACTTTAAGTTGGTGGGGAGCATGGTTGCAAAAGGATCGTACTAATCCTGTAGTTGCACCAGACCCTTGGTTTGGTCCTCAACTTCTCAAAGACAATGACACTAAAGACTTGATGCCCGATGATTGGATTAAATTATCTTGGTAAGATGGGACAACTGGGAAACCAGATGTTTCAATATGCAGCACTAAAAGGTATTGCCAACAGGCGTGGTTTGGATTATATGATTCCAAATCATGATGAAGCAATACAAGATGGTCTTGGCAATATACTTCGCATAGAATTATTTGAACCTTTTAATATTAAAAGTAAACACTATGGAATGATCAAAACAAGTGATTATGTACAAGAAGCACATTTTCATTTTGATGAAGAGTTATTTAATAGTTGTCCAGATAATTGTTGTTTAGTTGGATTCTTTCAATCACCAAAATATTTTTTAAATATCGAGAAGAAATAATTAAAGATTTTAAATTTAAAAAAACAATTATTGATGAGTGTAAACCAATACTAAAACAATTTGACAATCCAATTGCTTTACATATTCGGAGAGGTGATTTTCTAATTAATTCTGCAAATCATCACAACTTATCAATGAGTTATTATGAGAATGCTTTAGATTGTTTTGATGAAGACAGACAGGTTGTGGTATTTTCTGACGATCCTGAGTGGTGTTTTGAACAAAAACTATTTGATGATGATAGATTTCTTATTTCACAATCTAATAGTCCATACCATGACTTATATCTAATGACACAAAGTAGTGATTTTATTATTGCAAATTCTACTTATTCTTGGTGGGGTGCATGGCTTTGTATGAATCCATATAAGGATGTAATTTATCCTAACAGATGGTTTGGTAAAAATAATTCAGGTAAATCTACAATCGATTTATTTCCTCGAAGTTGGAGAGTAATTAATGAAAACTGATTTAAAAAATACAACATTTATAATTCCCCTACGAATTGATACTGGTGATCGTCTTCGTAATGTAATACTATCAACATCATATCTTTTGCATAATTTTGATACTACTGTGATGATCAAAGAGGTTGATTCGGAACGTCGTTTTGAAACATTTGCTTTACCAATAATTGAAAGGTTAGTTGATACTGATAATCTTGTTCATATCTTTGAAGATGAGACAAGAACTGATGATGCATTTCATCGCACAAAAGTTCTCAATGATATGGTCATGGAATCTACAACTGATATTGTAGTTAATTATGATACTGATTTAATTCTTCCCGTTAGTAGTTACACTGAAGCAGTTAAAATGTTGAATGGTAAATATGATGTTGTTTATCCATTTCGTTATGGCAATCATGGTGAGAGGAAAGTAAATCTTGGGTTCACAATTGATACTCAAGAAGATATGGATGACTTTGAGAATTCTGATTTTGTATCTAACTTTTTGAATAATAATTTTAACCATGAATGTTTTGATGACCGTTTCTTTTACTACCAAAGTGAACAGGGTCAAGGTTGGGCAGAGTATGGTATGGTTCAATTCTTTAATCGTCAAGTATATATTGATGGTTACTTAGAGAATGAAGGATTTATAGCATACGCACCAGAAGACGTAGAGAGACATCATCGTTGGAAAACTCTTGGATATAATATTGGAAGAGTAGACAATCATGCATATCATTTAGAACATCAAAGAACACAAAACTCATGGTATCATAATCCTCACATGCAAAGAAATAATCAACTATGGGAGGAACTTAAAATTTTAAGTAAAGAAGAATTAATTTCTTACTATGAGAATCAGGAGTATTATAAAAATAGACTATGAGTGATGTATATTTGAAGGCTTGGCATGGTGGTCTTGGAGATGCTTTGCAATTTTCTACTTTGCCAGAAGAATTTTCTAAACAACAAGAAAGAAAGACTTATATTGTAGCAGATGCACCTTTTAGGAATGAGGGTATCTATGATTTAGTATGGGATAAGAATCCTTTTGTTCATGGTAAAAAATTTGGTGATTGGAATGCAGGTGACTTACCAACTATCCCTTATAGAGAGGATGGATTTTTAGAAGAGAATGGAACAGGTAATATGATTCCTAACTGGGAAAAGTTTCATGGACTTAAACCCACTAACAAATACCCTAAAGTTTATTATGAACCAGAGAAAGATAAAGATATAAAGGATCTATTCATTGTAGATTTTACATCCACCACTGTGAGTGATAGTAAAGAAGATGTAATTAAATCTTTAGATCAACTTAGGAATGATTATTCTGATCGTAAATTTGTATCAGTATCATTTGAAGATTTTACACCTAAGAAAGATTTGAGTGATGACATTAAATTTGATGGATATATAGAAGTGGAGAATATTTTTAGATACTGTGATTTAATATCATCAGTATATGGTTATGTTTCACTTCATAGTGGTGGTACTCATCTGAGTTCTGCATTAAAAGAATATTCACCAAACTTAAAAAGTATTTGCATATTGTCAAAAGAGTGGTATAATGAACATGAGGTTCTAGATAATCATTTCCTTTTTGATAACATTGAGTATTTGAAGTACTAATATGATTGACCAAATTATTACACCATTGCCAGAAGTCGTAGATAGATATACAATCTGCCAATTAAAATTAGAGAGATTAGATCACACACAGATTGATGTTGATTCTATGAAAGATCAACTTGAGTATTATAAAAAAGGTATAGATTTTTCAAATACAAAACTAATTAAATTATCTGAGGATTTGTATAATATCAATGGTAGAATCTGGGACACAGAGGGTTCTATCAGAGCGGGATTAGATGATGAATTAGGTTATGATGAGATTGGTAAAAGAGCAGTGCGAGTAAGAGATTTAAACAGAGAAAGAATGAGTATAAAAAATGATATCACCGACTTAACAGGTGAAGGATTTAAAGATTGTAAAATGAATTACGCAGGGGAAGGATGACTAAGAGTTTAGTTACAGGTGGCGCAGGATTTATAGGATCAAATCTTGTTGACCAACTTATAGAAATAGGACATAAAGTAATTGTAATTGATAATGAGTATTCAGATGCTCACGAACAGTTCTATTATAATGATAAAGCAGAATATCATAACTTTGATATTCGTGATGCTGCAACAAGATCCTTATATGATGATGTAGATTATGTGTTTCACATTGCAGCAGAAGCACGTATCGGACCATCAATCGAAAACCCAATTGAAGCAGTTAGTATTAACTCTGTTGGTACTTGTACTGTGCTACAGTATGCAAGAGAGGCAGGTGTAAAGAGAGTTGTATATTCATCTACGTCATCCGCATATGGTTTACAGGAACCACCTCATGTTGAGGCATTACCAGACGATTGTTTGAACCCATATTCAGTATCAAAAGTAAATGGTGAAAAATTATGTAAAATGTATACAGATCTTTTTGGATTAGAAACTGTTATCTTTAGATACTTTAATGTATATGGAGATAGACAACCAATCAAAGGGCAATACGCACCAGTGATTGGAATATTCCTAAGACAATCAGAGAACGATCAAGAACTTACTATCGTTGGTGATGGAGAGCAAAGAAGAGATTTTGTGAATGTAAAAGATGTAGTTCAAGCAAACATATTAGCAGCTACAAAGCAGTTAGATAAGGATGCTCTTGGTCAAGTATATAATGTGGGTAGTGGTATAAATTATTCTATGAATGAGATTGCAAAAATGATATCTGATTTTACAGTAAACATTGATGCAAGACCTGGTGAAGCAAAAGAAACAATTGCACACATCAGTCGAATCAAAGGAACACTAGGATGGGAACCAACTATCAAAGTTGAAGATTGGATCTCAGAACAATTAAAACCTGAGATCCCACAAGTAAATGAGAATCCAATCAGGAGATCATTTGATAAAATAAAAAATTGGTTTTATGGTGAATAGATGACTTGGAATTTAGTGACAGTTGCCTTTGGTGATAAAAAATATAAACAAGGTCAACGATTTTTAACAAGACAAGCAAAGGAATCTAATGTCAATCATATTGAGTATTCTGATATTGACTTAATAGAATCTGAACTTTATAAAGAATATCCTGAGTGGATGTCTGCTGATAATAATTATGGGTGGTTCGCATGGAAACCATATTTTATTTTAAAAACTATGGAAGATCTTCAAGAGGGTGATAAGGTATTTTTCTTAGACACTCTTGATATTTTTCATCCAGATATTTTTGAGTTTGTTGATGAAGTCATGGGAGATGATCCTTGTCTTCTACCACTTGGTGGTTCAAGAAATGCAGACATGACAAAGAAAGATTGTTTTGTTTATATGGATTGTGATGAAGAAGATTATTGGGAATCAAAACAGTTAGAAGCAGGATTTAATTTTTGGAAAGTATGTGAAGAGTCAAAAAAAGTTTTGAGAGAATGGTTGGGTTGGTGTTTAGATCAAAGAGTAAATGGTGATATGACTGCATTCTCAAATCTTAAGGAAGATGAGGGATTCCAAGCTTGTCGTCACGATCAAAGTATACTAACCAACATGGCAGTGCGTGATGGTTTATCAGTTATTGATTCTAACATTCGCAGTCTGATTGAATGTAATGCTGACTATTGGTATGAAAGATATTTTAAGGGACAGATGCAACTATATCGACCCATTGATACTTTCATGCTTCAAGTCAAAGATAAAGTTGATTATATAAATCAAAAAATTGTAGATAGTATTGTACTTACAGTTCATAATCAAGAGGGTGTTATAAAGGAAATACTCTCTGGTATCGAAACTAATACACAGGGAAGTTATGAACTTATTATTATTCTTGATGGTTGTACTGACAATTCAGAGAAAGATGTTATTGAATATGTAAATAACTCATCTTTAAAAGATAAAACAATTATTAGATATACTGATAATATATTTGAGAACAAAGCTAATAATATTGCATTCAAAGAATGTACTGGAAAGTATGTTATAATAGTTCAAGATGATCAACTTATTAATGAAGAAGGGTGGAACAATCGAATGCATAAACCTTTCATTGAATTTGATGATGTCTTTGCTGTATCAGCAAGAGCAGCACATAATCTAATGCCAAATCCAAATTCAAAACATTTGAATATGGAAGAAGATTTAGATAACTGTTGGTGTGATATACTTGATAATGTTGATGTTGCTGAAAGTAGAAACCTATCAAGAGATGTATTTGCTGTTAGAGGTAGTGCTAATCGAGGTCCGTTAATGATGGATCTTGAGGATCTTAAAAAATTAAATTACCTTGATGAAGAGTATGCACCACAACAGCTTGACGATCATGATTTAATGTTTAGAATGCGTAAAGAACTTGGTAAAGTTTGTGGATGTTATTGGATTGATTTTACATCTAATCCCTCATGGGGTGCAAGTCGAAAAGACATTGAACATTTTACAGAAGCAAATCCTGTAAACGCAAAATCACATCACAAAAATAGTAAAATATTCTATAATAGATATAATAGTGTATTTGAAGATTATCGTATTATTGAAGATAGGGAGTTACCTGAATGAGTAGAATCGCATTAGACCGATGGCAAGCAGCACAGTCTGCAGAGTTTAGTCATCATCAAGATCTTAGATTAGAAGCATATAGTACTGCTTCTAATATAATTGCAAAGTATCTTGGTTTTGATTATGAAAATGATTTTAAAGATAAAGTAATTGTAGAAGTTGGAGCAGGTCCAAGAGGATCTATTCTGAATACAAAAGGTAACTTTAAAAGAGGTTTAGTTATAGAACCTTTGATTGATCGTTGGCCACCAGAGATTAGAAAAGATTATGAAGATATTGGTGTTGAAATTATTGATGCAGCATATGAAGATTTAGATATTGATGAGCAGGTCGATGAGACATGGTTCTTCAATGTTGTTCAACATGTATTTGATCCAAAAGAACAATTAGAATTGGCAAAGAAAACTTCAAAAGCAGTTAGAGTATTTGAGAGTATTGGTAGTGTTACAGATACTGCACATCCTCATTTTATTACTCCCGAAACATTCACCGATGTTTTAGGAAACTTTGGTAAAATTTATAAAGGTGGATCTGAACCTGGTTTCCACGGTGCAGATTGTTATTATGGGACTTGGTATGAATCTAATAACGTTTAGTTTATTTGGAGACAATCCACTTTATTGTGTGGGTGCAGTAGAAAACGCAAAGATGGCAAGGGTGATCTATCCAGAATGGACACCTCGTTTTTATGTCGCTCAAGATGTACCAGAAAATTATATTGAAGAGATAGAAGGTTATGGTTCTGAAGTTGTAAGATGTGATAAAAAAAATTCTTATGATGGATTAAACTGGAGATTTAGACCTTTAAATGATCCTGATGTTCACTATTGGATAAGTCGTGACGCAGATAGTCGTTTAAGTTGGAGAGAAAGAAATGCAGTAGATGAATGGATGGAGTCTGATAAATCAGCACATCTACTTCGTGATTGTCATAATCATGGTTATACTATTATGGCAGGTATGTTTGGTATCAATAATAAATTATTCCAAGAGAGATATGGAATGATTGATTTAGATAATGAAAATGCAAATTATAGAGAGGCAGATCAGACATTGTTGCAAGATAAATTATGGCCACTTATAATGCATGATCACGTTTGTCATGATCACTGGAAGAACTCTGAGATTGTTGGTAAACCAACTTATCAATTAGGAGATCATGTTCATCATAGTAAAGCATATGGTGTTGGTTTAGAATACTACTTAACAGAAGATGTCTATAATCAACTGAAGCACATATACCCAGAGGGTCAAGATAGTCGTCCATTCCCAGATCATTTACCTATGGAACATGGGATCTTTGTAGGACAAATAATAGATGAAAATAATAAACCTAAAATTAATATGGATGTACGTTGGGAGTATGAACTCAGAGGATTAAAGTATGATTGATTTACTCTATAATCATTCATCAAATGTTTATTCTGCAAATGGTGAAGATGGTATTAATGAGTATATTCTAAAACATCTTGAATTAGATAGTGGAGTCGTATTAGAGATAGGTGCATGGGATGGTTTCTTTGACAGTAACTGTGCTAACTTATGGTCGGATGGATCTTATAATGGCATTCTAATTGAAGCAACATCTAAATTAAATATTGCTGACTTAGAAAGTAGATATGATAACATTAATTGTTATAGAGAATTAATTAGTTCTACTAATACATTAGAGGATGTAATCGATAAATGTAAGTTTGATGTTGATAAAAATAATTTTGTACTTGCATCTATAGATGTTGATGGTGATGACTTAAATGTAGCTAAAAGTTTAGGTAAATATAAACCAATCGTTCTTATCGTTGAACCTAATGGTGATGTAATAACAAAGTATAATCGAAACGGATCAACTATAAAAGAACTAATAGAATTTGGCACTGATTTTGGTTACGATTTTTTAGGTATGTCAGGAATAGCAGGTAGACATAATGGTAATGTTTATCTTATTAGAAATGATTATAAAGATAAGTTTGATATTTGCAGTAAACCTTGGCAACAACGAGGTATAATTTTATCTGAGGGAGTCTTATATTGATGTTTCATATTATTGGATCTGGTGCTTGTGGATTTTTAAGATTATATTATCTTCTTGAAGATGAAATACCAATCAAATATAAAGGTGGAGGTCCGAAGTATCAAAATAGTTTTCAGACTTGGAATGATGATGGTTTGATATGGGATTCAGAAAGTCTTTCTAAAGAAGAGAGATTAAGGAGAGTATCTTTACAAGGAACAACGACTAATATTACACATTCATATATTAAATACATACCAGAGTTTGTTGAACTATATTCTGACATAAAATTTTTATGTTTTAAGGGACAGAAAGAACATTCAATCAAATCACTCGCAGTATCATGGGGATATAATAATCCTTGCTACGTGAAAGATAGGAAAATAGGTTTAAATCACAACCGATATGCAGTAGAGCAGTTTCCAAACTTAAGTGATAGTAAAGACGAGTTTGATGCAACAGAAAAATATTGGGAAGAGTATTATAGTATAGCTGAAAAGTATTCAGATAATTTAATTATGGTGGATGCACCAAAGTTTTTTAGTGATATACACTATAGAACTGATGTACTATCGAAAGTTAATATCGATATACAATTGAAGCCATTGATTCCTGTCAACTTTGATAGTTGGGAAATTTCTACAACTCTTCATGGTGGTTTAGGAAACAATTTATTTCAGATGGGAGAAGTAATATCCTTCTGTAAGAAATTTAATTTACCTGATCCTTTCTTTGGTACATGGGATCTATGGGATGGTGGTGGTAAGTATCCTCCATCATATAATTCGGATAGATTACTTGGAGGACATGATGGTACAGACGAAGATATTAAAAAAACATTTCCTAATTTAGATTGGAGAGAAGATTTATTCGCACACTTTGATACTAAGTTTATGATAAATGATATGTTTAAATTTGGTAGAGTAGATGAGTTAGATTATATTAGAGATAGATTACAAATCACAAAGTCGTCTACTTCAAAGACAGCATCATTACATTTAAGATTCTGTACAAGACCTGCAGACGATCATGTCAATGGATATGTTGATGATTCTTTCTATCATGAGGTCTTTAAACAGATACCAGATGACACTCAGGTTTATATCTTCTCAGATGATATTTCAAAATCAAGAATTAAATTACCTTGGTTCCAAGAAAATTTTCCCCAAAAATTTTTATGTGTAGAGTCGGACTCTTTTCAAACTCTTAAAATGATGGTAGAATGTGAGTATCATATACTTCATGTATCTACGTTTAGTTTTTGGTCTGCATTCCTAGACACAAATCAACCGAATAGTAAAGTATTTTACCCTGAGTCCTTTACAAACACCCATAGTTCGTCTATGATACCTTATAAAGAGTGGCAAATGATTTAATGGATAAGAATAAATCTGCATTTAAATTAAAAAATATAGGACCGATATATTACATCAATCTTGATGGTCAACCAGAGAGAAAAGAATATATGGAGAGTCTTTTCAAGTATTGGGAAATAGAAAACTATGAGAGAGTGTCTGGATATGATGGCAGAGATGATGATTTAGGTGACATACTTAAAGGAAGATACCCAGAACAGATGACATCAGGTGAAGTTGGTTGTACTACATCACATCTGAAAGCTATCAAACATTGGTATGAAACATCTGATACTCCTTATGCTGTCATTATGGAAGATGACATTGATTTAGATATTGTTAGGTGTTGGAACTTTAACTGGAGTAATTTTATATCAAAGATGCCTTATGATTGGGATGTAATTCAACTTGCTATTATATGTACTGGTGGATTACATGTGACATTGCATCGTAGATTTGTAAATGATTTCTCAACTGCTTGCTATATTATTAATCGTCATCATGCAGAGAAACTGATAAGACTTCATTGTAGAGGAGATAAGTATAAACTTGATAATGGTGTGAAACCAAGAGCAGTGGCTGATGATTTGATATACAACTCAGGAAATACATACGCAGTTCCTATATTTCTATACAAAGTACAGATGGGTTCATCTATACATCCAGAGCATGTAGATGCGATACACAAGGCAAGTTATAACGCATTGACGAACTGGTGGACACAATCAGGCATAGATGTAGACATTGATAAGTTAATGAATTACGATCCATACTTAGGTCGTGTGACAGAACCGATACAGAATCAACAATAAAAGGGGGTCTATACCCCCTTTTTTAGTATATGCAGACATCAGTATGTAAAGAAATTTGACAAAAGTTTATATTTACTATATAATTATGTTACGTTTCTTAATAAAACTTAAATGACTGTTACAACTGAGAGTGGTGGAAGACAAAATGCTTTCCCAACTGAAACTCGTCCTTACATAGATGAGTCTGCCTCATATGAAGGATATCCACAAAATGCAGAAAAAGTTAATGGTCGTTGGGCTATGATTGGTTTCGTTGCACTACTAGGTGCTTACGCAACAACAGGACAAATTATTCCTGGTATCTTTCTAATGGATAAGAATCATTCTTATTGGAAATATGCTGAGAAGGTCAATGGTCGTCTAGCAATGCTAGGTCTAGTGATCGGCACAGTCAACTACGGTCTATTCGGATGGATAGCACCAGGCATCTTCTAAAGAAGATGAAATTCAATTCACAATTCACAATTAATTACAAAGAGGAAAAACTCATGACTCCAGAAGCAGAAAGATTTAACGGTTGGGCAGCAATGCTTGGTTTCGTAGCAGCAGTAGGCGCATACGCAACAACAGGAAATATCATACCAGGTATATTCTAATGACAAACAAAACAGAAACAAGAACATCGAAAAGAAAGTTTGCAGAGCAAGCTTAATGGTAGACTCGCAATGCTTGGCATCATCGCAGGACTAGGAGCATACTTAACAACAGGACAAATCATTCCAGGTTTCGTATAATGATCAAACGTTATCCAGTTCCATTTAAAGTTGTACCATACATTTTTATGGTAGCAGTAATTGCTAGTACCACTACTAATGTGTTCGTATGATAGCTGAAGCATCAAACATCTCACCCTTCATGGCAATACTCTGGTGTTTTTATCCAGTAGCATTCCTTGTAGGGTTAGAGTTGTTTTTAAGAGTAGACGATGATGACGATGACGATCCCGAAGGTGGAGTAATGACACCAGTATATCAAGGAGCATAATGATTTACACATTAACATTCGCATGTGCAGTAGCATTTACTGCAGTTAACGGACTACCGTTCGTATTTTCATAAACAAACGCTGAGGAGAACAAGCATAAATGACTCAATTTTTACTGAAGAACGCAGGATTTATGCCTGTGTTTGAATTTTTATTCTTTCTGACTGTAGGTATAACAGCAGGATCATTCGGACTTCTATGAACCTACCTCAAATATTTCAAACGTTCCTTCTCTTCTTTTCTGGAACGATAATAATGACAGGTGTTGTCGTTATTATGATGTCTGCTATCATGGAAACATAAATACCTAAAAAGTATTTGTGTAAATGAGTGTAGCAGCAATTGCAATCGATAATTTTTTAGATACAACTAAATGGAATACCATTCAATCAGGGTATTTCTGAATATCTTAATGCACCTTTTTATTCAGAAAATAGGACTTCGTTGCATACAGATATAAATTCTTGGATCAAAGATAAGTTATCTACTCTAGGTTTATGGAATAACTTGTGGGAAGATGAGATAAAATTATTTTCTTCAATCAATGTTCTACCAAAGAATATCAATGTAGAAGAAGGAGATAAAGCACATGGTGGATATCATAGAGAAGATGGTGGATATATTTACTACATACACCCTGCATGGGATACTTCATGGGGTGGCAATTTAAAGTTTAAAGATTGTGATGGATCAATAATCGAACCAAAACCAAATAGATTAGTATGGGTCAACCCAGATATTTGGCATGGCATTGAAGTTGTAAATGATTCAGCTAGCACAAATCGAATAACTGTGGTAGCATGGCCATCAGGTACAGTGACATATCCAAGTGCTGATGTTATAATAAATAAAGTATAGGATTAATTTATAATGGCAAAGAAAAAAACTTTTAACAAATTAAGAAATCATTTGACATCTACTGAGTTGGATGAAAAGGCAACATTGCTTGAAAATATTACAAGAATGCCGACTAATAATACTGCATTTGTTTTTCAAGGAGATCCAAGTAATCCACAGGGTAACTCTTTTGAGACAATTGTTGATGGTGAAACAGATGAAACTGATTATAATGTAGGAGTAAGTCCAAGTAATTCAACAGAGGCAAGAGATACAGCAGGTTTATTTAATGCAGGTGGTGTTCATGCAGATGGAAAATATGTAAAAACAGTAGAACCACCAGGAGATACAAGTTATGTTTTAGGACCAATGGCAGCCATGTATTATACATGGTCTTACCCTTGGACAATGATTGGATATATTCGTGAATCAGATCGTAGAATGGTAAACCTTGCTCGTATTGATGGTAAGTTATCAGACTGGGATCAATCAAGTGGATTTAGTTCTTATGGACAATTAACATTAGATCAGGCAAAATGGTTTTATAATATTCAAAAAGCAAATGGTAACACTAACGATCCAGATACTTATTCATATCGTGCGTTCTATCCAGGTCCTCCATCACAAACTGCTGATGCTTGGGGTAGATATCCTTGTATTCTAACTGGTGTATCTAAACAGGTACCAAATTCACATCCAGATTCAACACCATTAGGTAAGCAAGCAGGTGATAACTTCTCTGCACAACAAGCACAAGCAGATAAGGGATCTGGTTTTATATCATTCAAACCAGATTTAGATTGGTTCAAGAAAAATAAAAAGAAACCGAAAGGTGCTCCATCAGATTGGAATAATATGTCTGATGATGAAAAGGCAAATTGGATTAATGCAAATCAACCAGAAGAAAGATTTAATTATGGTGATGGTAGATTTACACCAGATCAAAATAATGCCCAATCTAATAGAGTAGTTAATCCCTTCTCCATTTTTGATCCATCACAAGATCCTCTAGGAGACATACCTGTAAGTCAGCAATTTAATACTACTTTAAATATAAACGATCCTAATCAATATAATTTTAATCAAACATCTACATCTACAACTCAGACTCCTAATAATCCTGATACGGTTAATGCTGCTGTCGGACATGGACTAAGTAAGGAGAGAGCAGAGTCAATGACCGCAAATGAATTGAATAGATTTGTAGCTCAGCAAAATGCATTGCAAGCTGATATTGATAAACACTCAGCAGATCAAAAAAAGTATGAAAAACAAGCAAGAGATATCGCTATAGGATATGGTGTTGATGTTGTTACAACTATATTCGGTGGTCCTATTCTTAAAGGTGCATTTAAAGGTATTTCATTAGGAATAAAAGGTATCAAAGCTTTGACTACAGCAAATAAAGTATCAAAGGTAGCAAGTGCCATACAAAAAACTGATAAGATTAGTAAAGCAGCTGCAACAGCAAAAGCTACAAGTCTAGTTAATAAAGCAAATAAAGTAAATCAATCAGCAACCAAGACTAATAATGCAATCAAAGCAACACAAACTTCACAAAAAGCTAATCTTGCAAAAACAACACAACTACCTAAACAACCATTAACTGCCAAAGGTCCTGCAAATGTAAAATCTGCAACAGGAGTTGATCTAGAAGAACATATGATTTTCCAAGACCAACTACTGCAAAACCTGCTACAGTAACAACAGGTTCTGGAACGAAACCATTTAAACCTGGATCATTAACAGGTAGGGGTCTTGATGGTAAACCTTTAAAAGTATCTCCACAAACTCCTACTGAAAAACTAATTTAAACCTGGACCATTAACAGGCAAGGGTCTTGATGGTAAACCTTTAAAAGTATCTTCACAAACTCCCGTTCCTCCTAAGACAACAGGAACTGCCAATGTAACCACAGGCACAGGAGTATCAAAAACTACGAGCATAACACAAAAAGTTCCTAAGAATCAGATACCTAAAAAAGGACCAGATGGTAAATTTAATATTGATGATTTAAATATTAAAGATGCAAAAGGTAATGTAACTGCGAAGGTTGTTAAAAATCCTAAAACGGGTGATTGGGAAAGAATTAGTAGACCAGTTAAAGGTACTTCGGGACCAGACCTTGCAAAGTGGGAAAAATTAGAAGGGCAAGTAAGCAATAAAGCTTGGGATGCTTACACAAAAACAGGTTTATTAAATCCAAGTCCTCTTGGTAATCCTCTTTCTGCAATGAATCCATTTACTCCACAAGGGTTAAGATCAGGACCTACTGCATTAGCTAAAAAGTTTGGTATACCTGCTGGTATTGGTGCTGGTGTAGGTGCTTTTAAAGGAACCGAAGCAGTTATGGATGGAATTCAATCATTTAATCCAGAAGATGCAAAACAATTTGTATCAAATATTAAAGGTGGAATTGAAAGTATAGTCTCAAAAGCTCCATCTGTGGAACAAGCTACAAATGGTGCCATACAACTCGCATCACAAGTTCTTCCACAAGACATGAGAACTCCTGCACAGATGTTTCTTGGTTATCTATCTGGATCAATCAAGGGTAATGCAGGAGATATTGTACCCGAAGCAGATCAGGAAAGTGCATGGAAGGGTATGAAGATTGGTAATAGTAGTGTGACGGTTGGAGGACCGATGGTGAATGTATTTGGTGGTGAACCTATTAAAAATTTAAAAGTAGATGGTGATAATGCAGTGTTTGAATTTAATTTTGCACCTCGTTCAAATAAAGAAGAGTTTGATGGTGCTGGTGAGGATAGATGGTCACCAGGATATAAATCTATTCTTACAAAGTTAGAACCATTGACACAATATGCTGCTGATTTGTCTCCAAATTTTGGGAAAACAACAGGTGATAAAGTAGTTGGTCTTGCAGCAGGTGCGACTACAAATATATTCAAACAGATTGACAAAATAACTCCTGATGGTAGTAAACTTCTTGGTGGAATTAAGACTGCAAGAGATTTAAATGGAAGTATTAAAATACCTTTAAGTAAATTAAAGACTCTAAATTCTGATGCTTATGATTACCTTACTAAAAAGGGTATTGGAGAATCTGTTTACATCAGTAGACCCTATAAACCATCGAATGTTTCTTTGGAAAGAAAGAGAGAAATCTTCGGACATTTAACTCAACCAGTTATTTTACCAGAGACAAAACAAAAAACTTACAAGGTAAGTCCTGGTCAAAGATATAAAAATAAGAATAAAAAACCAGAGAAAACAAACTTCCAAGACATGGATAAGTTGTTTAATAAGAACATTGGTGGTCCTCAACCATTTAAACCACAAGAAAGAACAGCATGGACAAAAGACTTTATTAATCAGAACATAATTAAGTCACAGGAAAAAATGAATGGTGTTCTTGAATTAGTTGGTGATGGTAAGTTTGCTTTTGATCATGCCATGAATGATTACAAGAAAATGGGTGCGAAGGAATTAGAACAGTATTGGGGTAAGAATCCAAATATGTATTCATTCCTGTTTAATGGTAGAAAATATAATGTAACAAGGAAAGAGCATATCGAAAACGACTCAATCGTATTCATGGAGGATGATCATGGAGTTAAGAGTAATATACTTCAATCAGAATTAAATGATTTAATACAAGAGCAGAATGAGAAATGGATTGAGGAAGCATACTTTAAAACTAATCCTGTAATACCTGAGAAGGAAGAATCTACCTATGAATTAATCAAGAGAAGATTCTTAGAGAACAAAAAGATTGCACCTGAGTTTCCTGCTGAACCACCACCAAAAATGGTGAATGGTTATCATCCTAAGTTTGGTAAACATGCGGCTAGATACAAGAAATTAGATCCTGCAAGTGCAAATGCGATGCCAGAAACTGGTGATCCAGAGACCGATGAATTAGTAAGAAAGCAGAAGACAATCAACAAAATTAAGAGTATGAGAAAGAATAAGTAATAATACTTATTGACTTTCTTGTAAAGTTTTGTTAATATAAATAAAGAAGTGAGGGAATCCTCACCATTAGAAAGGACTCGAAATAATCGTAACCCTGACTACAAACTGCTCCCAACCAAGACCTCTGTAGGCAGTATAATACCTCGTCTTTCATATCCAGTAGTGAGGGATTACTGGAAATAAATATCGCATCTTCCCTGATGCCCTATTTAAACGTCTTACTAATGACAACTCTTTCAAAACAAGGTAGACAGCAAGGTCTACTAGCAGGCTGGCCACAGTTCTGCGAATGGGTAACATCAACAAACAACAGAATTTACGTTGGTTGGTTCGGTGTCCTAATGATTCCATGCTTACTCGCAGCAGCAGCATGTTTCATCGTTGCTTTCATAGCAGCACCTCCAGTCGATATCGACGGAATCAGAGAACCAGTAGCGGGTTCTTTCTTGTATGGTAACAACATCATCTCTGGTGCAGTTGTTCCTTCATCAAACGCTATCGGTCTACACTTCTACCCAATCTGGGAAGCAGCAACAGTAGACGAATGGTTATATAACGGTGGTCCTTACCAGTTAGTTATTTTCCACTTCCTAATCGGAATCTCTGCTTACATGGGCAGACAGTGGGAACTATCATACAGATTAGGTATGAGACCTTGGATATGTGTAGCATATTCAGCACCTGTATCTGCAGCATTTGCAGTATTCTTAGTGTATCCTTTCGGTCAGGGATCTTTCTCAGACGGAATGCCACTAGGTATCTCAGGTACGTTCAACTTTATGTTCGTGTTCCAAGCAGAGCACAACATACTAATGCACCCTTTCCACATGGCAGGAGTAGCAGGTATGTTCGGTGGTAGTCTTTTCAGTGCAATGCACGGTTCTTTAGTTACTTCATCTCTAATCAGAGAAACTACAGAAACAGAGAGTCAAAACTACGGCTATAAGTTCGGACAAGAAGAAGAAACATACAACATCGTGGCAGCACACGGTTACTTTGGTAGACTTATCTTCCAGTATGCTTCATTCAACAACTCAAGAAGTCTTCACTTCTTCCTTGCTGTATTCCCAGTAGTTTGTGTATGGTTAACCTCAATGGGTATCTGTACAATGGCATTCAACCTTAACGGTTTCAACTTCAACCAGTCTGTAGTAGACGCTAATGGTAAAATTGTACCAACATGGGGAGATGTTCTTAACAGAGCAAACTTAGGAATGGAAGTAATGCATGAGAGAAATGCACACAACTTCCCACTTGACCTTGCTTCAGCAGAGTCAACAACAGTTGCTTTAACAGCACCTGCAATCGGTTAATTTCTTAACTGATATTCAATATAGGCACCTTCGGGTGCCTTTTTCATAGGAAAAATTAATGGTAGCATCTACTTTACAAGCACCTACAAGGGGTTGGTTTGATGTTCTTGATGACTGGTTAAAGAGAGATCGTTTCGTATTCATCGGATGGTCTGGACTAATTCTTTTACCTTGTGCTTACCTTTCTATTGGAGGTTGGTTCGTTGGAACTACTTTCGTTACGAGTTGGTATACACACGGTATTGCATCCTCATATCTTGAGGGAGCAAACTTCTTAACAGCAGCAGTCTCCACACCTGGCGACGCAATGGGTCATAGTCTCATGTTCCTTTGGGGACCTGAAGCACAAGGTTCATTTGTTCGTTGGTTACAACTTGGAGGTTTATGGAACTTTGTAGCATTACATGGTGTCTTCGGACTTATAGGTTTCATGCTCAGACAATTTGAGATTGCAGGACTTGTAGGCATCAGACCTTACAATGCACTTGCATTCTCTGCTGTTATCGCAGTCTTCACAAGCATCTTTTTGATCTATCCTTTAGGTCAGCATAGTTGGTTCTTCGCACCTTCATTCGGTGTCGCAGCAATCTTTAGATATATCTTATTCATTCAAGGTTTCCACAATATAACTCTTAATCCATTTCATATGATGGGTGTAGCAGGTATATTAGGTGGAGCATTACTCTGTGCCATTCATGGTGCAACAGTACAGAACACTTTGTATGAAGACTACAAGTATCTACACTGATGGTAAGGTTCAGAGTTCTACATTCAGAGCATTTGACCCTACACAGGAAGAAGAAACTTATAGTATGATTACAGCAAACAGATTCTGGTCACAGATATTTGGTATTGCTTTCTCAAACAAAAGATTCTTACACTTCCTTATGTTATTCGTACCTGTCATGGGTATGTGGACATCATCAATCGGTATCGTAGGTCTAGCACTTAACTTAAGAGCATACGACTTTCGTATCTCAAGAGATAAGAGCAGCAGAAGACCCAGAGTTTGAAACCTTCTACACTAAGAACATTCTTCTTAATGAAGGTATGAGAGCATGGATGTCATCTGTTGACCAACCACATGAGAACTTCGTGTTCCCAGAAGAAGTATTACCTCGTGGTAATGCACTCTAAACCAAAAACCACTTTTAATTTACATTTACCTCGGAAAAAATTTCGGGGTATTTTTTTGTCTATTAGACTTTTTTATAGATAAAATATGATCTTAGAAGAAGCCTGTCATTCTCTCAAACTTGAATGTGCCCTTAGAGATTTGGGGTTTGTGGATATCGGGTGGAAATGTGTAGCACATGCAGGTATATTTTTCGTTCAACCAATTGGAATACCTGATGATCCAGATGGAGACTTATTAGGATTTTCTCTTACATTACCAAATACACATGATATGCGTAGAGTTCGTTTGATGCGAACTGCAAAGCAAGCATTAGATTATGCAGAAGGAAAAAATGGATATTGACTTTGAATTAGAAACTCAACACTTATTTTTAATTGAAAGAGTATGTCGTGTATGTGGCAAAGAGAAAGAATCTAATTGCAGATTTTTATAAATGTCGTCCTGATGCAACAAAGATATCCTCTTATGCATATGAATGTAAAGAGTGTACTCGTGATCGTGTGAGAGAATATGAGAATAAAATTAAGAAGAAATATAATATTGGTGCATGTATAATCTGTAAAGAAACGAATACAAAAGTGTCAAACAATGTGTGTTCAAACTGTGAAAAAGGTTTAAAAGGATTCAAACATAGTGTTGACACCCTTAAAAATGCTATGCTATACTTAGATGAAAATACTAAATAAATTTTAACTTACAAAGGATTTTATGGCTAACGATCTCTGGCACGATATGAGTGTTCTTAATTCACTATATGAAGAACTCATGTGGGATACCGAAGACGATATTCAATTTACAATTGAAGATGAAAGAATAGTAATAAGAAACGTAACAGTAGAGAATGAATAAACCTTATGATGATTCCAACTGGAGAGAAGAATACAAAGGTTGGACAACTAACAAAAGATATATTGAACTACTTGAGAATGGTCCTAAACAACTTTCTCAGGCATGGGTATTAGGTGCACTGCATAATGATTGGAAAAAAAGAAAAGGATACGATCAGTTTGATCCCGATGAAAATGAGGGTCAATTACAATCCTCTCTTGCAGAATGGGAAAAAAGTATAAAAAAATATAAAAACGATAAATAATTGCAAGTCGCAAGCACGTATGACAATTTTATCCTCTCCTCAACATTATTTGTTTAATTTGGAAACCACAAGTTCACAAGAAGCAAAAAGGTTATGGAGGAAAAAGATAAAAGAAACATGGGATTATGAGTGTGCTTACTGTGGATCAGGCAATAATTTAACAATAGATCACATAGTTCCTCGTTCAAAGGGAGGAACAGACTTTACAAAGAATGTATTATGCTGCTGTCATTCCTGCAATCAAGATAAGTCACATACTCCGTGGGAAGAATGGTATTTCTCTCAGGAGTTTTTTAGTAATGAGAGATATGAAAAGGTAAAAGAGTGGATGGAACCAGACCCTCCAACCAACTTATTTGCTTATCGACCAAGACGGAATAATGCAACTTGAATAAATAACTCAATAGGTAGTATATACTGCTTTATTTTGGTAAATACCGAATGAAATAAATGGCAACACCATTCAGGCTTAAAAGGTCTGCTATTGAAGGGAAACGTCCTGCGGATTCAGACCTTCAAAGAGGAGAATTAGCACTTAATACTTATGATGGTTATCTTTACACTGAGAGAGAAGGTGTAGGATTATCAACAGTCACAAATCTTACACCTTGGTATGAGAACTATGGTGGTGGATCAATATATTATAGTAATTCAGTAGGTATTGGAACAACAGTTCCTCAGTATAATTTAGATGTACGCAAGGGTTCCATAGGTGGATACGATACTCTTGTAGCACAACACTCAGATGTAATAAAAGTAATTGCGGTAACAGTCGCAAGTAAGACAGACGATCATAGATATCAAGGACAAGGAAGTGGTAACGCATATTTACTTGATGGTATACAATCACCAATTTTAACCCTAACACCTGGCAGAACCTACAGATTTACGAATGACAATACAGGTAGTCATCCATTCAAGTTCTATCTTGAGGCAGATAAAACTACAAATTATACCACAGGTGTAAATTTTCAGAATACTTATACTGAAATTACAATAAGTGATGAAACTCCAAATGTTTTACATTATCAGTGTACTGCTCATGCTTATATGGGTAATGCGATTGTCACAAACTCAAATGTAGTCAATAGTAATTACGCTGCAACTCTTCGTGGTGGATTAGATGTATTAAGTGGTAATGTTGATATCTCCTCTAACTTAAATGTCACTGGCAACTTAGATGTTGATGGTGATACTACATTAGATATTACAACCATTGATGGTTTACTTGATATCAATGCAGGTGGTCAGGCAAATACGTTTAAGGTAGAAGATTTAACAGCAGGTCGTGTTGTAATTGCTGGAACTGGTGGTGAATTAGAAGATAGTGGAAACTTATTATTCAACGGAACTGATTTATCAGCAGCATCACTTATTGTATCTGACTTAACATCAGGTCGTGTTGTAATTGCTGGTGGTTCAGGTGCAGTTGAAGATAATGCAAATTTAAAATTCAATACCACTACATCAGAATTTGAAGTTGTAGGTCATACTGTATTAGATTCAGTTGTTGCTTCTGGTATTGTAACTGCTGCACAGTTTTCTGGAGGTGGAGTAGGAATAACTGGAGTTGATAAACTTCAATTTGGTGGTGCAACTAAAGTTCAGGCAAATGCAAGTGGTGCAGTTGTTACAGGTATTCTTACTGCTACGTCATTATCAACAGGTGCAAGTGGAACTGGAGTTAATATCACAACTAATAGTATCACAGGACCTGCTGAACTCTTTATTGATCCTGCAGCTGTTGGTGACAATACAGGTAAGGTTAGAATTAAAGGTGACTTATTTGTAGATGGTACAACGTTCTCAGTTCACACTGGTGATATAGAGTTTGGTGATTTTGTAGTTGGTATTGCATCAACAGTTCCAACAAATGCATTATTAGATGGTGCAGGTATTGGTATTGGTTCAACAGGTATAAGGAAGTTTATAAGATATAATAATACTGCTGATTCATTACAATCAAGTGAGCATCTTGATGTTGCATCTGGTAAGGTTTATAAAGTTAATGGAACTGAGGTTCTTTCTGCAACAACTCTTGGTTCTAATGTTGTCAACTCTTCATTAACAAGTGTCGGAACATTAGGAGCACTTACTGTTTCAGGTCAAACAGTTGTTGGTTCAGGAGTAACTCTAAATGCAACAGGTGTCATTGCAACTGGTATTATTACCGCAACAAAATTTATTGGTGATGGAAGTGATTTAACAGGTATTGATGCATCTGCTTTGAAATTTGGTGGAGTAGTCAAAGCACAGGCAAATGGTTTTGGTGTTGTGATCACTGGTGTCACTACATCAAGTGGTGGTTTCTCTGGTAATGCCACAACAGCAACTGATCTCTCAATCAATGGAACTAATCAGTTATTATATCAGGCAGGTAATAATAACTCAGCAATTCTACCAACAGGTAATTCAGGTCAAATACTTCAATCAAATGGTGCAGGTTCTGCACCACAATGGGTGACTTCTGCTCCTGCTGGTGCGATTGAAGGTATCACAATTCGTGATGAGAGTTCTATTGTTGGTTCAGCAAATAGTATTTCAACGATTAACTTTGTAGGAAATGGGGTTGTTGCTGATGCAGCTGTTGCCGCTGGTATTGCAACTGTTACAATCAATACTGGTGTTGCAGTATCTGAAGGTAGTGGCACAAAAGCAACTGGTGCCATAGGACTTGACTTTGTAGGTCCTGTAGTAAGTGTTGATGCAGTATCTAATACTGGTATTGCTACAGTTCGTGTTGAGGGTCTATCAATTAAAGATGAAGGATCAACGGTTGGAACTGCTGGTAGTATAACCACAATCAACTTTGTTGGTGCTGGTATTGCTGCTGCTGTTTCAGGTGATACTGCGACTGTTACATCTGCTGGTGGTGTTACGAATGCTGATGTCGTTGCTCTGGCGATTGCTTTGGGATGATTATAAATATCTCAACGGGGATATTGCACCTTTTTAAACTATAAAAAATGGCTAATACTTTTAAATTAAAATCGAAAAATAATATTGGTGTATCCACAGTTGGAATATACACAGTACCTGGTGCGACAACCACAGTTATAATTGGTGTGACTTGCACGAATGTTTCAGGTCAAGGAATTAATGTAGGAATCGGAATATCAAGAGCAACAAATGGAGATGATATAAACATATTAAAGAACGTTCCTATCCCACAAGGATCTGCATTAGAAATTATGCAAGGAAATAAGATAGTAGTAGAAGCAGTCGATACAGTCACAGCATTGAGTGATGTTAATAATAGTTTGGATGTCGCTTTGACAATTATGGAGATCACATAACATGGCACTGTCAACCTCTAGAACAGTCCTAACTCAGACTGGTATTAACACCTTTCTTAATTATGATATTGGTGGTCTTAACTCTGCAGGTATAGCGACATTTTCAAACTTTAAAACTGGATCTACAAATGTTCATAGTGTAGGTGTAGAGGCTGCTGGTATTAATGTTCTTGGTGGTGATACTCCAATTGGTGCTGGTGCAACAATATATGATGATGGTGGAGCAAGATTTGTTGGTGTTGTAACTGCATCATCATTTAGTGGTAATGGTGCAAACTTAACTGGTATTGATGCAACAACAATACAAACTGGTACAACCAAAGTTGTTACTTCAGCAACTCTTATATCAAACCAAATAAGTGGTGCTGGTATTGCCACAGTTCAGGCTGGTGGTTTAGATGTTACTGGCATAGTAACTGCAACAACATTTAAAGGTAGTGGTGCAAATTTAACTTCATTACCTGCTGCAAACTTAACTGGCACACTACCTGCGATTGATGGATCAAACTTAACTGGAATAGCAGCAGACAAAATATTTGAAGGTAATACTGAAGTTGAAACTATAGATACGGGATCTGATGGACATGTAAAAATAACAACTGAGGGGAATGAAAGAGTTCGTGTCAATCATAATGGTAAAGTAGTAGTAGGAAATACTGGAACAACATTTGGTAATGCTGCAGTGCAAGCGTTCATTCAACACGGAAACACTGCTGGTGAGTCAGGATTTTCTTCTGTTGATACAACATCAGTTGCAGCAGGTGTTGGAGGAGAGATTGCATTTCATGGAAAGTATAATACAGGTGCTCAAGATTATGCATATACTGGACACATACGAGGCATCAAAGAAAATGCAACTGCTGGAAATACTGCCTGTGCATTAACATTCCATACAAGACCAAATGCAGTTGCACCACAGGAAAGACTTCGCATCGAATCTACTGGTATCGCAAACTTCAAGCAAGCAGTTGGTATCGGATCTTATACAAGTACGCAGAGAGATGCCATAGCATATCTTCAGTCAGGAACTTTAATATTTAATAGTACAACTGGAACATGTCAGATTTGGGACGGTGGTTCATGGTCAAACTTAACTGAGCCATTTTCTGCTTCTGGTGGAACTAAAACAACGAGTGGAAGTAAAACAATACACACATTTACAAGTAGTGGAACTTTCACAGTTGCAAGTAATGCAACTAATGTAAGAGCATTAATCGTCGGAGGTGGCGGTGCTGGAGGTGGTAGAGGTGGAAATGATGGTTCAGGTGGTGGTGGAGGAGGTCTGGTTAGATTTGTCACAGCCATTCCAGTATCATCAAGTCCTGGTTCTTATCCAATCGTAGTAGGTGGTGGAGGTGGAGCAACAGGTAGTGGAACTCTTGGTGCTGATGGTAGTTCATCAAGTGCATTCTCAAATACTTCACCTGGTGGTGGAGGAGGAGGTTCTGAATCTCCAAGTCCAAGAGCTGGTCGACCTGGTGGTTCAGGTGGTGGTGCAGGAGGATACTCTGGTGGAGGCACCGCTACTGGAACTGGTGATTCTGGTGCACCTACCGATGTTGACAATGCACCACATACTACTCCATCTAATGGTTGGGGAAATGATGGTGGAGCAAACGCATATCCTGGCGGCATGAATTATGGCGGTGGTGGAGGTGGTGGAGCACAACACTACGGAATGCCAGGCAAAAACCCCAATAGTGTTCCAACTCAATATGCTATGCATACATATTCAGGAAATGGTGGTAATGGTATAGGTTATTCTATTTCAGGAAGTCCTGCACATTATGCAGGTGGTGGTGGATGTGGTGGTAATGCTCATCACGGAAACAATGGTCCTGGTTCATATGGTGGACGAGGTGGTGGTGGCAACGGAGGTGGAGGTCCTTTTGGATCTGCTGACTCTGGTACTTCTGGTACTGGTAGTGGTGGCGGTGGTGCTGCTGCTGCAAACTCTCCAGCTCCAAACCACAACTCAGGTGCTGGTGGATCTGGAATCGTCATAATTGATTATGACACTTAATTTATTCTTTATTAAAAACTATGTCTTTTAGAAAATTTAAAAACATCGAATACCCAGTACCTGGTATTGATACTGCAATTGAAGTGTTAAGACCTGGTGCTCGTTATGATATATCTTGTTCAGGTGGAATATTCATTAATGAATGGCAAGATGATGAAGGAAGAGAACCTCCTACCTCAGAAGAGATTGGAGCAGAAATTCTTCGAGAGAAAAAAATTTACGATCATTATGAATATGAAAGAAATCGTGAAAAACAATATCCAAGTGTGAAAGATCAATTGGATGCTCTATACCATGATCTTAAGAGTGGAAATCTAAATAATGGAGAATGGATTAAATCGATTGAAAAGATAAAAGAAGATAATCCAAAACCAGAGACAGATCCTCCTGAATAAAAATGGCACATTTTGCAAAACTAGGAATCGATAATATTGTTTTAAATGTAATTGTAGTTGCTGATGCAAATACTTCTACATTGGGTGGTATTGAAAAGGAAGACTTGGGATTAGATTACTTAGAAAGAACAACTGGTCATGTGAATTGGAAGAAATGTTCTTACAATACTATTGAAGGAGTTCATGTAACTGGTAAGACACCTCTAAGAGTTCATTATCCATCAATAGGATGGTATTATGATTCTACAAATGATATTTTTCATCCACCTAGACCAGTTGATAAAGATGGTACATCATGTGCATCTTGGACATTAGATGTTAAAACAGCAAGATGGAATCCTCCTATTACAATTCCAACTCTTACAGATGCAGAAGACTTGGCTGGTAAATATTATACTTGGGATGAGAAAGCATATCAATTAGATAATACTAAGGGATGGATTCTAACTTCATCAACATAAATAACTAAAAATAATATAATGCCATATCTAGGTCGAGAACTCACATCAGGAAATTATTTAAAATTAGATGACATATCATCTCAATTTAATGGATCGACTGTAACTTTTAATCTTAAAAGTGGTGGTAATGATTTTTATCCTGGTTCGTCATTTTCTCTTCTAGTATCAGTTGCTGGTATAATTCAAGAAGCAGATTCTGCATATCAGATAAACAATAATGAAATAACTTTTGCGACTGCACCTAGTGGTGCTGATGATTGTTTTATTATTGTTCTTGGTCTTGCATTAGGTGTTGGAGTTCCTGCTGATGGAACTGTTGGACTTGCACAATTAAATGATACTGCAAAGTTAGGAATATCAACATCTAATTCTAACAATACATCAACTGTAAGTGTTGGTGGTGCAGTCACCTCCATAAACTTCGCAGGTCCTGGTGTTACAACTGCATTTGTGACTCCATCAACTGGTATTGCTACCATCTTTTTCCAAGGTGGTGGTGGAAGTGGTGTTGGTGCTGCTGGTACTTGGGCATCTGATGCAGTCGGTGTCGCAACCAGTAAAGTTGTTGGTGTTGGTACAGCACAAGCAGTCGGCACAGCAAACTCTGAAGGTGCATTGCAATCATTAGGTAACATTGCAATTACTGATGGTGCACTTCTAATAGATAATGATATTAGTAGTAGTATTAATGTTCCTTCTGGAAAGAATGGATTGTTAATTGGTACAGTCAGTGTTGCAGTCGGAGCAACAATTGATGTTGCAACAGGTTCAGTTTTAGTGGTAGTGTAATATGGCATATCTAGGTAATCGTAACGCAACAGGAGAGAATAATAGTTTCAAGATCTTAGATGATCTTGCATTTACTACAACCTTCAATGGTTCTGATGGAAATGTAGTCAGTCAGAGTGCTGATACAATTACAATCAATAATCATAGATTTTTAACAGGTTCAAGAGTCACATATACGAATGGTGGTGGAGGAAACATCACTGGACTTGCAACAGGTACAGTATATTTTGTAATTAAGGTAGATCATAATACAATTCAATTAGCAACAAATGCATCGAATGCAAATGCAGGAGTTAAAATTAATATCACAGGAACTGGAACTGGCACTCAACACACATTAAGTGTTGCATTTGATGGGGTCAATACAAAATTTGTAGCAACGTATGGTGATGGTACAAAAGCACAGATGACAAGAGCAGCACAACTGTTTTTATCTCATAATGGTGTCATTCAAAGACCACATGATACTACAACACCAGCAAATGGATATGGTATAGACGCACCTCTCTCAACAATTATTTTTGCATCAGCACCATCTTCAACTGATGTGATTTTTGGAAATCTTGTAGCAAATAATTTTCCAACATTTGATATCTCAGATAATAAGGTAGATACATTTACTGGAGATGGAAGTACAACCACATTTACACTATCAAGAGCAGTCGTCAATAATGATAATATATTAGTTGCATTAGATGGTGTGATTCAATATCCATCTGATTCACAGAACACAAGATCATATAATGTATCAGGCACAGGATCTAATTCACTTACCTTCGCATCAGCTCCTACACAGGGAACAATAATTCACGTAAGACACATTGGTTTTGCTGGTGCATCTACAAGTGGTGTTACTGGTGTATTTGGTAGAAGTGGTAATGTAAGTCTAATAGATTCAGACCCAGTTGTTGGTATTCAGTCTGGTAGTGTTGCAATTGGAACAGTTCGCACATTAAACTTTGTCGGTGCTGGTAATACATTTAAGAAAACTGGTAATACAATTGATATAAGTATTGCTGGTGGTGGAGGAGGATCTGGTGCATTTACAACATCAGTTACTGGTATTCAAACTACCTCTACAATCGTTGGTTTCGGAACAACAAGCACTGATGATGCTGACTTACAAGGAATTGGTAATTCTGCAAGAGGACTTTATGTAAGTAATGGTATGATATTATATGATAATGAAATTAATGGTTCTCATTATATTGGAACTACGATGAATGGTCTGATGGCAGGTCCTGTATCAGTCAACGGGGTTCTGAGTGTTGATGGTAATTTTGTGGTGGTTTAATAAATAAAGATATGACTGTAATTCGCCCAAATAGTATATCAGGAGTTTCAAGTATCACTGGACAAGGTGGTGATATTTCGATCTTTCGTGCTGATGGAACTGTTGCTGATGTAACTGTAAATAATATAACTTCTGGTGTTATAACTGCGACAACATTTTCTGGTGCTGTTACTGGTAGTGGAGCAAACTTAACTAATTTACCTGCAGCAAACTTAACTGGCACATTACCTGCAATCAGTGGTGCGAACTTAACGGGTATTAATACAGCATTTGGTAATTCAAGTGTTAATACCTCTGGTATTATAACTGCGACTTCTTTTGTGCCAACAACAGGACAACTTTCTCATCGCAACATCATAATCAACGGGGGCTATGACTGTTAGCCAACGTGGCACTTCAGAATCTGGGATAACTGGTGCAAAATTTGCAAATGCACCTGACAGATTTAAAATTGAAGGTGGTAGTTATGGCACTATTACAGCTAGTCAATCAACAGATAGTCCAAACGGATTTGCTAATTCATATAAAGTTGATGTCACAACAGCAAACGGATCTCTTTCTTCAGGTTCATATCTTGAACTTGTACATAAATTAGAAGGTCAAGATGTACAGTCTTTTGCTAAAGGAACATCAGACGCAAAACAATTTGCTTTAAGTTTTCATGTTAAAACTACAAAAACAGGAACTTATGTTGTTCTTGTAATAGATCACGACAATTCTCGAATGGTTTCTAAAACTTATACAGTTTCAGACACAAATTGGAATAAATATGAATTAATTTTCCCTGCCGATACAAGTGGAGCTTTTGGTAATGATAATAATCTATCATTAAGTATAAAATTTGTTTTAGTAGCAGGTACAACTTTTACAAGCAGTTCTTTGCAAACAACATGGGGTGGTATAAGTAATGGAGCTAGTAGAACAGGTCAAGTAAATTTTGCAGATTCAACATCTAATGATTGGTATCTAACAGGAGTTCAATTAGAAGTTGGTCCTGTAACGACCCCGTTCGAGCACCGCAGCTTCGGAGAAGAACTTACACGTTGCAAAAGATATCTTCAACCTTTTATTCAATATGCTGAATATGTATCTGGGGGTACAGGAAATTTAGGTTTCCCTTATACTGCTTTTATTGTTCCAATGAGAGCAAGTCCTACATTTGTTAGCGACCACGAAAGTAAAAGTAGTAATTGGAGTTTTGCCTCGATGCAAGTTCAAGGTAGTGATCTATATGGATATTATGCATATGCAATCAGTTATAATACTACTAATAGTAATTATGGATATATGAGAAAATATGGAAAAGCATCAGCGGAGCTCCCTTAAAAATGAACATTACAACAGCAAAATACTGCCCAAAAACAAAATTTGAATCTGAAAATAGTTACATAAATGCTACTATTGATGGTAAAGAAAATATTGTGCCAATTGACACTAATAATGCAGAATATCAAGCAATTTTAGAATGGGTATCAGATGGTAATACAATTTCCGCAGCCGACTAAATAATTAAATGGCACTAACAAGAGCAACAGATAAAATAATTGGAGATTCAAACGGTAATTTAAATTTATCGGGAATCGTTACTGCATCAAGTTTTGTAGGATCTGGTTCAGGATTAACTGGAGTTGCATCGACTGATAATATAAACACATCTACCACCGCAAACTTTACAGATGGTATTCAAGTTGGTGGTGCAACAACTTTAACTGGTGCACTAACAGGAACCACAGGTACTTTTTCTGGTAATCTAGGAGTTGGTGGTGTATTAACATATGAAGACGTAACGAATATAGATTCAATAGGAATAATCACAGCAAGGTCTACAGTTTCAATTGCCGACTCAATAGTTCATACTGGAGACACGAATACTTCAATAAGATTTCCCGCTGCTGATACAATTACAGCAGAGACAGCAGGTGTTGAAAGACTTCGCATTTTTTCAGATGGTAAATTTGGATTTGGAACTGCCAGTTTAAGTGAACTGACTATGGCAGAGTTTTCATCTAGTGTAGGTGGTGGTGCCATTGGTGCAAATATAACGATACGAAATTCATCTACAAATAGTGTTAACAATGTTGCTGAACTTAGATTAAAAACAGCACATGGAGTTGCAAGATTTTTTAAATATAATACAGGTGAAACTTACTTAAGTTCACATGTAGGTGGTGCATCTGACTTAATATTAGAAGCTAATGGTGCAAAAAGTTTTAGAATTAACACAAATTCTCTTGAAAGGCTTCGCATTGACTCAGGTGGTCGATTTTTAATTGGAACAACAGCATATAAATCAAACTTAAACGCTTCATCAGATGTACAAATCGGACAATTTGTAGGAAAAAATGACAATGAGAGTGCTTGTCTTAGTGTATTTTCATATCCAGGAACTACAAACCCTACAGCAAGAGGTGCAAAATTACAATTACATAGAGCTCGATCCACTGATGGAACCACTAATACTGCTGTTGCTCAAAATGATCTTATTGGTTCAATTGAATTTAAAGGAAATGATGGTGGTAACTTTACCGCAGCAGCAAGAATTGATGTAAACGTTGATGGTGCTCCAGGCACAGATGATATGCCTGGTAGAATAGTATTCTCTACTTCTGCTGATGGTTCTGGAGCGCCGACTGAGAGAATGAGAATTTCAAAAGAAGGATATGTAACAAAACCATCACATCCATCATTCTGTGCTCGATTTCAGTCAGGTGATACTTTTGTGAGTACTGATATATTTCAATTAACTCTCATAAATAATAACTATCATACTTGGAATATTGGAGGTCATTACTCTACAAGTACGGGTAAATTTACTTGTCCTGTTGCTGGAGTATATTATTTTGAAGGTCAGGCAATGACAACTGGACATACTAATGGTGGTGGCATGCAAGATATGATGGAACTTCGTACTAATAATGGTTTAGTAACTTATTGTAGGCAGAGAAGAAGTTATTTTAGGAGTGATGCAGATGCAAATGGATACTATGTCAATAGCACTGGATCACAAGGTGAATCTCGCTGTTGGTGATACAATATGGTTTCAACGCAGAAGTGGTCTATCTTATGGATTTGGTAATACACATTACACATACTTCACTGGTTGGTTAATAGGATAAATAGGAGTAAAAAATGGGAATTCACATAGACGGACCTAACAGTAAAATAACAGGAGATCTCTCTGGAAATGTAACTGGTGTTGCTGCTACTTTTACTGGAAATCTTGGAGTAGGTGGTACATTAACATATGAAGACGTTGCAAACGTAGATTCAATCGGTATTGTTACAGCGAGAAGTGGAGTTCACGTAGGTCCAACAGCTGGTGTTGGAGCTACAATTTATACTGATGGTGGTGCAAGGTTTAGTGGTGTAGTTACTGCAACAACATTTAAAGGAGCTGCCACAAACTTAACAAATATACCAGCTGCAAACTTAACTGGCACACTACCTGCGATTGATGGTTCAAACTTAACTGGAATTGATGCAACTTCGATTAAGTTTGGTGGTGTAGTTAAAGTTCAAGCAAATGCATCTGGTGCAGTTGCCACAGGAATTCTAACTGCAAACTCTGGTGCAGATGCAGTAACTTTCCTTAAAGGTAATTCTGTTGGTATTGGTAGTACAACAACAGCAGGTAGAAATGCAGGTGTTGGAACTGCTATAGGAGAGCTTATATATAATGCTTCTGAAAGTTCAATGCAAGTATGGACTGGAACTTTATGGGAAACTTTACGTTTAAACCACCGATTAATGTAAGTGGAGGAACAGTCTCAGGATCAGCGAGAAGTGGGTATGTCACTCATACGTTTACATCATCGGGTTCTCTTGTCACAGATGGAGCGTTAACTTCAGCAGAAATATTCGTCATCGGAGGTGGCGGCGGTGGTGGCGGTAACAGATATGGTGGAGGTGGTGGTGCTGGTGGTGCTAACTATGGAACTGGCATTACTCTTACAGCTACAACTCATCCAGTCACTATAGGTCCTGGTGGTTCTGGTGGAACTGCACAAGGACCATCAAGTCCTCAAGGTTCAAAAGGATCAGATGGTGGTCACACTAGTTTTCAAGCTTCACCCTCACCCCTTTATAGAACTGGAAGAGGTGGTGGTGGAGGAGGAAGTCATGACGTTCCACAACCACATCGTAATGGTCAACCTGGTGGTTGTGGAGGAGGAGCAACTTCATACTCAGGAAAAACTGGTGGAGGACAAGGACAAACTGCTTACAATTCAGGCAAACCAACTAATTATGGACAACCTGGTGCAAGTTATCAAAGTAATCCTAACCCAAATTCAGTTTTTGGTGGTGGTTGGGCAGCTGCTGGTGGTGGAGGTATTGGACAAGCAGGATTCGGTCCTCAAAGTCCTGGAGCAAACGACCAACGTTTTAGAGGTGGTGGAAATGGTGGAGATGGTGTACAATTATCAATAAGTGGAACTGCAACCTATTATGGTGGCGGTGGTGGTGCATCATCATTCTCTTTTGTTACTCCATCTCCTACTCATCAAGCACCAAACCAAATGAAATGTAGAGGTGGAAATGGTGGTGGTGGCACAGGTAATAACCAACCTAATTCAGCACCTACTCAATCAGGACCTGGTCTAAATCCATATGCTGCTGGAACTAATGGGTCATCACCTAATCAACATGGAATTGTGAATACTGGATCTGGAGGAGCTGGTGCACAACCTACTTGGAGTTTTAGTTTAATTGGTGGTAATGGTGGATCTGGTGTTGTGGTTGTTGCATATCCCAAAACTCAATCTGCTGGTGAAGTTAGAGGTCCTAACATATGATCATAAATAATTAGAAAAAAATAATGGCATCTGAGATTCGTGTAAATAAAATAAAAAACAGGAGTGGTCTTGGAACTATCACAGTTTCACAAGATGGTTTCGTGGTATCAGGTATTGTTACCGCAAATTCTTTTAGTGGTGTTAATTCTGTTACTGCAACATCAATTCATGGTACTGGTATTTCGACTTTTAATGAAATACAATTAGATGATAATAAGGTTATTAAAATTGGTAATGATGGTGATCTACAATTATCTTCTGATGGTACAGATAGTTTTATTCAACATACAAGTGCTGCTTCATTAAAAATAAGATCTGCTAATGGTATTAATTTAAATACAGACACCACTGATGATGCGATTGCTTGTAATAAAGAAGGTTCAGTAGAAATATATTTTCATAATAACAAAAAATTTGAAACCACAGGTTCGGGAACAATCACAACTGGTATCATAACAGCACTTGGTGGCAATTTAAATGAGGGATCATTCTTAACAGGAACTTCTGTTGGTGTTGGAACTACTACAACTACAGGAAGAAATGCAGGAGTCGGTACTGCAAATGGTACTTTGATTTATAACTCTACGGGTAATAAATTAGAAATATATGCTGATAATGCTTGGAAAGAAATACAACAAAAAACTCCTTTTAATGTAAGTGGTGGAACAGTATCGAATGATGTTAACAGAACTGATTTTGTAACACATACTTTTACCTCACCAGGTAACTTTGTTTCTGGTGGATCAATAGTCTCAGCAGAAATATTCGTCATCGGTGGTGGCGGAGGTGGCGGCGGTAACAGATATGGTGGAGGTGGTGGTGCTGGTGGTGGCATGCTTGCTACTGGTGTAAGTGTTGATCCTGGAACTTATGCTGTATCAATCGGTTCAGGTGGTAATGGTGGACCAGGTGATGCACCAGGTTCTGATGGAGGTAATACTATCTTCAATCCTGGTGGTGCTCAACAAAGACAAGGAACTGGTGGTGGCGGAGGTGCTAGTTATGATGGTACTTCAACAGGTCGCAGTGGAGGTTCTGGTGGAGGCGCATCTTCACGTCCTCCTTCTTCAGGAGGATCAGCATCTCAACCATCCGCACCTGGATCAGGAACAGATTATGGAAATCGAGGAGGAAATTATAACACACCTGGTGGTGGTTGGTGTCCAGCTGGAGGAGGAGGTGCAGCTGCACAAGGAGTAGATTCTCCTTCTACACGTCACAATGGTGGAGGAAATGGAGGTGCTGGTGTACAATTATCAATCAGTGGAACCGCAACCTATTATGGTGGCGGTGGTGGTGCTTCTGCTTTCCATAATATAAGTCCATCCCCTCCTGGTAGCAATACTGCAGCACCTGCAAATCATAAAACTTTTGGTGGTGCTGGTGGTGGTGGCACAGCTGCTGGTAGTCCAGATGTTACAATACCAAGTAATTCTTCACCAGGCGTAAATGCAACTGCAAATACTGGTAGTGGGGGAGCAGGTACTCATAGTCCCGCTACTCAAAATTTCAATTCAGGACCAGGTGTTGGAGGAAATGGTGCTGCTGGTCTTGTAATCATTGCATATCCAACTGTTGATAATTCTGTATTAACATAATCATTAATGAAAAAAATTTATTATTTAGTGGGTTTACCTCGTGCAGGTAATACTCTTTTTGGTTCTTTATTAAATCAAAATCCAAGAGTTAAGGTTACAGCAAATAGTGTTGTGCCTGATATCATTTGGAGAACAGAGTGTTTGAAAGGAGAACAAATTTATCATGAATTTCCAGATGAAAATTCTTTAAATAGTGTGCTTGAAAATATTATTCCTAATTACTATCAAAATTGGGATTATGATATTATTATTGACAGATCAGTTTGGGGTCTTCAAAGTAATCTTGAATTGTTAAAAAAATATTCACCAAATGAAATAAAGTTCGTTGTATTATTAAGAGATGTACAGGAAGTTGTAGCTTCATATGTTCATTGGAGTGAAAATAACAAACCAAATTTTATTGATAATCTCACAGATGGAACATTAAAGTCAAAGGTTGATTTTGTTTTACGAGAGGATAGTGATTTATGGAGAAATTACTGGTCAATAATAGGTGCTAGAGATTCAGAGTATCCTTGTTTCTTTATAGAATATAAGGATTTAGTTAATCATACCTCTAAAGTCTTGTTATCATTATATGATTTTTTAGAAATCGAACCATTTCAACATAAGTATAGTGAACTTGATAACTTTAATATAAATGGATTAGAATATAATGATGATATGCTTGGTAATAACTTACACACTGTCAGAAAAGATAAAGTCAAGTTAAGTGATTATGACATTAATAAATACCTATCAGAGGGTACTCAACATATTTGTTCAACTTTAAATTTTTGGAAAGATGGCTCATTACGCAAGACTTGGTGTTAACAACGTTGTTGTCCGAGTAGATATTATCGATAATTCAAAGATTACTACTTCAGGTGGTATTGAAAAAGATGCACTAGCATTTGAACATTTGTTTGATGAATTTGGTGCAGGTATATGGGTGAAGTGTTCCTTCAACACTGCAGAAGGAGTTCATTCTTTAGGTGGACACACCTTTAAGAGCAAATTATCCTGGTGGCGATATGACGAAGTTGATCCTTGGTATTATGATACCGCTAATGATATATTTTGTAAGGGGAGACCAAAGGATAAAGATGGTGAAAGTTGTTCATCATGGACTTTAAATACAACTTCTGGAGTATGGGAATCCTCCCATCACAAAACCAGAGTATACCAGACAACAAATAGAGGAATACAAACATTATTTCTGGGATGAATCTGCATATCAATCAGATAATTCAACTGGTTGGATTTTAGTGTAATAAATAGTAGAAAAATATATAATGTCTGATATCCGCTTTAATAATTGGAAACATCAATCGGGCACTGGTGGTGTCTCGCAGAATTCTGGTGGAAATGTGGGTATCGGATCTACACTTCCATCATCGAAACTTGATGTCGGTGGTGATGGTAAGTTTACTGGTGTTGTAACTGCGACTTCTTTTAGTGGTAGTGGTGCAAACTTAACTGGTATTGATGCTTCTGCAATTAAGTTTAGTGGAGCAGTCAAGGCACAAGCAAATAATAGTGGTGTTGTAATCACTGGTGTTGCTACTGCGACTAAGTTTGTTGGTGATGGTTCTGATCTGACTGGTCTTCCATCAGGCAGTGAATTTAAATTTGGCACAGCAGGTATCACAACTGTCAAGAATCTTGGTATTCAAACTACCACAGTTGATAATTATGAAACAGTAGGTGCTGCAAACTCATTTAGAGGTATCTACATTGGTGATGGTTCACTTGTATTCAACGCAAGACTAGATAATATCAATGGTTATTATATTGGAACTGGAAGAAATGCATTGAATGCAGGACCAGTTACATTAGGTTCAACTATGACACTTGACGGTGCATGGGTTATCGTGTAGTATAGGAGAGTTATGGCAATTACATTACATCCAGACGGAAGAGTGATGCACGGAGGCATTAATGTTACTCCGAAACCAATGATTGATACGTTTCATATTACTCAAAATGATAGCACTGCTAGATCTCCAGTCACTGATTGGTCAAGATTAACTGCTAGTGGTTTTTTATTTGATGGTGCGTATAATACTGGTATGTCTCTTTCAAGTGGAGTATTTACTTTCCCCACAACTGGTCGATATTTAATTATATGGGCGATTGGTATGTATATTACTAGTAATGATGCTGGTATGGGATTTAATTTACAAACTTGCACTGATGGTAGTACTTTCTCATCAATAACAAATATAGATGGTGGTGATTCTGGAGGACATCATGATCACGTAACTCATCAATTTATTGTGAATATAACTAACACCTCACTTCAAAAAGTTCAATTTGGAACTGGAAGTATGACAGGTGGTAATATTAAAGGAGGCACCAGTCAATCATTTGGTAACTGTACTTTTATTCGTTTAGCAGATAATTAATAAATAAAATTATGAAATACGATATTACTCACGCATTACAATCATTAAAACCAGGAGCACAGTGGACTCTCCGTGGTGATGATTATTCTGGTCTTGAATGGTTAGATAGTAGTCAGACAAAACCAACAGAAACAGAAGTCAATAGTAAGATTTCTTCACTTGATGCTGCAGAAGCAATGAGATTATTGCGTATTGAAAGAGATACAAGAATTGCAAAGACAGATTGGAGAGCATCATCAGATCTAACATTAGCATCTGCTTGGAGCACTTATCGTCAGGCACTTCGTGATATCACAACACAAACACCAAAATTAAATTCCGAATACGAATTAGATTTAACATCAGTCACTTGGCCAACTGAACCTTCATAACTATGGCATCAGAATTAAGAGTAGATAAAATAATTCCAACTGGTGGTGTTGGAGCGGACTCTGGTAATACTATCAGAGGAGGTGGTATTATACAGGTTATACAAAACTCCACTACATCCGAAGTGTCTTCAACAAGCACATCTTTTGTAGATACTGGTTTAAATTGTACTATTCAACCTAAGTTTCAGACAAGCAAAATCTTAATCATTGTGAATCAATTTTATCGAATCATAAGAACCCAACATTATGGTGGTGGGGGATTCCAACTTGTAAGAGGATCTACTGTAATTCAAACAGGGACCTAACAATGCAACAGGTGCTCAACCATATCATCAATATTTGTCACTTAATTCTTCTGCTGGTAACTCCATACAGATGTATGGTAGGTTTCCAATTACTTTCTTAGATACACCAAACACCTTATCTGCTATAGTATATAAAACACAAATGGCATGTAATTCAACATCGGATAGTTCTCAGGTTAGAGCACAGTATCAAGCAACTGGAGAAA